GGGCCTCAATGTACGATGTTTCTGCTTTGCTTTTACAGTAGTGTAATATTTCTCTTGTAAAATTTTCTTTGCCATGTAACTCAACGTCTTTGTTGAGTTCTATATTTGAGCCATAATAATCTTGCCAGTCGCTATCTATTTTGCTTCTGATCTTCTTTTTCTTCTTTGTGCCGTTCTTCAACTTTACAGTCTTGTAGGTCGTTTTACTAAATTTTGCTAATTTTTTGCCAATATACATCCTGCCAGAAGTATTACATGAGATAAGATAAACAAATCCCACGCAATCTTCGGGCAATTCTGTAACTATAGAACCGTTATGGTACCAAGTCATTAATTACTTTGCTGCCTTAGCTTCCTTGCGAGTATTCTTCTCAGCAGTAATTTCATTGCGACGAGCTTTAACTAGCTTACCAACTTCGCCTAATGCTTTACGAGCCCGTGTACCTGCGGCAGAGTTGCCCGATGTAAATTTTGAATCTTCTGCAAGGAAGTCAGCGAATTGTTGTTGTAGTTGTTCTGTTGTTGTCATTTTGGTTTTCCTTTGGTTTCCTACCCTTTTTCTTTGGGTGTAATTTTCTATATGCTCTTTCTTCTCTTTTTGCTTGTAATCTAGCGGCATTGTTTACTATTGCCTCTTTACTACTAGCCTTTGAAGCATTCCATAAAGTCTTTTCTACTACTTTAAGTTCTCTTAGCACTCTTCTTAGTGCAAATCCATTCCTATCACTAGGTTGCCTGCTAAATGATACATTTAAGTTATGCAATTCAGCAAGCAAACAAATAAAACTATTATAAATTTCTCTGTACTTCTCTAGTTCAGTCATTTATCCCTACGCCTCTACGTAGTCCACATCATTTGAATAATTGGTAAAACCGTTTTCTTTAACAACTCTTAATACGCTGTTAACTCGGCCAATCAATTCATCTTTGTGTGATATTAAGTATATATTCTTATTGCGTTCCCTAGCCATTTTTTTCAATACAGCCAGTCCTGCTTCGACGCCTGCGGCATCCATCCCGGCATCGATTAATTCATCGATAAACAATAAATTAACGTTCTGATATAAGTTTTCCCATACATCTCGGAATGCAAAACTTAATGATAGAATTAATCGATTCCGTTCGCCCCGAGATAAGTTATCAAAATCTAAATCTTGGCCTAGTTGTGTAATTTCAACATTTAGATCGTTTAAGAAAATAACTTTATGCGGTAGTCCTAATGTATCAATGTAATGCCCTAATCTTTTGTTTAGGTATGTTAAATTTTGATCAATAATCTTTTTACGGATAAAGCTATCTTTGTTGGTTAATAATTTTAATAAGAATTCTTGATGATCTTTTAATGTTACTAATGTGTTAACTGTATCCCAAGAAATTTCTTGAATTGCAGTATTGCGTAACTCTTCAATTTGCTCATCGTACGGATTCTTGCCATCTATTTTAGTTGTTAACTGTACTTCCAAACTATCTACATTATTTTTATGACCAAGTGCTTCGGCTTCGTTTTCATAAAAAGTAATAGGCCTATGAGGCAACTCGCCAGTTCCTATTTCTTCAACTATCTGTAAAAGCTGATCACTCATCTTTTGAAAATACTCGTGTGCTTCGTTGTAATGCTGTGAAGCAGTGGCTGTCATTTCTTCGTGCTTGTGATCATGCAACTCCTGTTCACATGCGTGACAAGTTTTATTTGCAAGACTTTCTAATTCTTTTTCATATTTTTTAACAGTGCGTTCAGCTTGTCCCACAGCAGATTCTAATGTTGCTTTTTGCTTGTTAAGATTTCGAATTTTAGTATTTGTTTCTTCCCAGGTCTTTAGTAATTGATGTAATTCTAATTCTTTTTCAATATCAACTCCATCGAGTTTCATGATAGCTTTACCTAGGTGTTCAATTTCTTCGTCTTTCTTATTTTCCCATGCCTTGCTTTTTAGAATTAAACTATCAATACTTTTTTGCACATTATCATTAGCAGATTTTACACCGTCAATCTTAAACGTTTCTGCTTGTATTTGGTCTTTTGTTAACTTAACTTCTGCTTTAAGTGTTTCTGCTTTCTCACTTAAAATTGTAATGCCGAGTAATTGTTCAATTACTTCTCGCTGATCAGCTGCCTTCATACTTAGAAACGGCTCGGTATATGTGTTAAGCGCAACTAGGTGCTTAAACATAGTATGACTCATTTCAAGTAACTGGTCAATATACTTCTGTGTTTCTCTGCTGTCACCCTGACTTTCATCGTCATCGTTTGCAGATTTCTTTTCAGCATCATTTACAAACAATCGCATAACATTAGGTTTGCGGCCGCGCTCAATTCGATATAATGTATTTTCTTTTTCAAATTCAACAGTAACTAACATGCCTTTGCCGTTAGTTTTATTAATTAAATTTTCTTTTTTAATGTTAGTTAATGCTTGACCATATAACGAATATGAAAGCGCATTGACAATTGTTGTTTTACCGGTGCCATTTCGTGATCCGGTATCATCGCCGCCTAAATCTAAATTTGATCCAAGAACTAATGTAAGATGATCTTTGTCAAAATCAACTGCCTGCGTTTGGTTACCTACAGATAGAAAGTTTTTAACAGTTATATTTTTAATTTTGAACATTATAGGTTATTATAAATTTCTAATAAAGTTTTAGCATCCATGCTATCTGATTCAATACTTAACAATTGTTCTGTAACAATCTGATCAACACTCTCAAACTCTGACTCAGTAAGCTCGGTGGAGCTTCCGTCTACATCAGTTTTCTCTTGAATTAATGTTATATCTCGAATATCATGATCTGCTAAAAACTTTTCTTTAATAAAGTTTGCTTCTTCGTATGTAATATTAATATCTAAATTAACTCGAAGATACATTTTACTTTTCATTAAAGATATTTCTTCGTCAATTAATCGACTTAACGGAACGGTTCTATACTTAGGAGCATCGGGCCAATTAATATATGTTGGTGTACCACCCCACTCGAGAATCATCATGCCTCGGTCGTCGTCCCATGTGTCTGCGTAATTGTGCGGAAATGCATTACCAATATACACAACATTTCCAGTATGCTGTCTTTTATGAAAGTGCCCACTAAAAACATAGTCTGGTTTAGTTAAGTCGCTTCGCTGAAGCTCGCCGTGATCAGGCATCTGCACCATTGCGTTCATGTAAAAACTTGGAAGCTCAAAATGACCAAAGACATATTTGCTAGTCAAGGTCTTCATAGACTTCCACTCATCTCCGACTAACCACGGTACAAGGGTAACATCGTCTAGCGTAGTGATAGAGTCTACGACAGTTACACCGGGAATGTGACGTCCGAATGCACTACTATGGATGTCTCGTTTGTCCTTGTAGAATAAATCGTGATTACCGGGAAACCAAAAGAATTGTTCAAATGCCGCCCCTAGTTTTTCTAAACATCGAAGTGATGTATCTAATGTAATTAGATTAATTGAATTCCGGTTATGATGCCAATCTCCTAAAAAGATACAAGTATCTGCACCCTCTTTTTTTGCCTCGGCAATGAACCAATCTACAAACTCGTCACAATCTTGATTATGAGTAACTGAGTTTGATTTTAGTCCAAAATGTATATCCGTAAAACATGCTACTTTCTTAAACAATGCCATTAAAAGAATCTCCTACAAACAGTGTAACAGAGTTTGTATAGGAAAATCAAGTCCCTTCTTCTTCATCTTCAATACTAGTTTCTTCAGATTTAGGCATACGCACATTCTTATACAATTCTGCCTGTCGAGCAGTCTCGTCAGCAAATTCTGCTTGTGTCTGTCTGGTCAAACTAGGAGTTAATCCAGCAATTTCAAGCAAATCGTCTCGTATATTTTGGTTCTTTTTCTCTAAGTTAAGCACCCTAGTAAAACTGTTTGTTACTGCGGCTGTATAATAAGCAAACGGATTTTCTGATTTTGATTCGTCAAACTGTAGGCCGATTTGACTTAATTGTAGAACAGCTTGTCCCCGCATCTCTTCTACATAGGTATAACCACGCCAATTACTGCGTTGTGCATATCGCTCGCTTAGTTTAATAAACATTTTACCTAAATTTTCGGTAATTCTGCCGTGGTCTTTATTGAAGGCTCCAGTATCTAGCGGACCCTTCCAATGGCTCTTACCGACGCAAATAAGCTCATCATTTTCGTCAAACTTCCAATGTTGGAACGGAGGAAAATTAACTTTATCATGAGAATCGGCTGTAGTTTTTGTAGTCTTTTTACGACCCGGTGCCAACGGAATATGTTCAAATGTCATTATTCTTATAACAATATCTGTTTTGGCAACAGTTTTATAGTCCGGCGTTACTTCTAATAATTTTATTTTTTTATCGCCATCTAATCTTGCTTTAACAAATGCTTCTAACCCAATACGTTTTGCTTTGGCTCGCTTTGCATCTGCTATGGTTCTAATGTTTATTTTGTCTATATTGGATAAAATAATGTCGTGTTGTGAGAATTCTGGTTTACTAAAACTACTAAATGTACATTTACTCTTATGTATTTCTGCTAATAAATCTCTGTTATTGAGATATTTTACTTTTCGTCCAGTAGCTGGTGATGTCGTGATCATCTTTTTGTGATCTCCTATAGATGTATTAGTATAGACGGTTGAGTAGAAGAAAGTCAACCACTTAGTTAAGTATACATATTATTTATTCGGTAAATATGGTACTAGAGGGATACTTGAATATGGCAGATAATCTTTTCACAAAGGCAGTTGGCAACGTTGCAACGGACGTTCTAAATAAATCCGGACTTGGAAAATTATACGAAGCCGGCTCGAAATTATTAAGTAAAAATCGTTTAGGCTCAGGTAAAGCTACCCCCGCCGCACCGGAAAATTTTGATGTTAAATTTGAAGGCGAAAAAGATTTTAGAGCTAGAATTCGAGTTCCTAGTTTTTATCGATATATTCCTAATGTTATGCCCACAGTGCAACTTCTATTATTAGACGGCATTGTATTTCCGTATACTCCTACAATCAGTCAAGATTATACAGCAAACTATAATCCTATAAATCCTACACATTCAAATTATACGTTATATTTTTACAAACATTCAACGCCAGGCCCAATTACGGTTTCTGGAAAATTTACAGTACAAAATGATACTGAAGCATATATTTGGTTAGCCACGACTCATATGTTACGATCGGTAATGAAGATGCGATTTGGTGCGAACGGTGAAGAAAATCGAGGAGCACCTCCACCGGTATGTAAATTTGATGCATACGGTGATCAACAGTACAAAGATGTTCCAGTGGTAGTAAGTTCTTTTAGAGTTGAATTACCCGACGGGGTTGATTATTATGCAACTAGCTTATCGGGCATGCCTGGATTGACTTCGGGTGATAGTTCAAAAGGTAACATGGTTCCTACGGTATCTACTTTGTCAGTAACATTGTTTCCAATGTATAGTAGACAAGAACTGCTAAGTGCTCGACACGTAACTGATTATGTAACAGGCAAACCTAATTTAAGACAACGAGGATTTCTATAATGGCTACATATTCAAACACAAGTCCGTACTACAATACTCCTAAAATTGGATCATATCTCGATATATTAGAATTTAGAGATATTCCAGTAGTAGCAAGCGATGAAGAATATGAAATATTAATGCAACATCAGCATAGGCCTGACTTGTTGGCGTATGATCTTTATGGAGATTCTAATTTATGGTGGGTGTTTGCCGTTAGAAACAAGGATATTATTAAAGATCCGGTGTATGATTTATATGCGGGACAAAAAATTAAACTTCCTCAAGAATCAACACTTAGATCGTTAGGATTATAAAATGGCTAATAGTCCCGAAGTATCTAGAAACACTGGTTCCAGTCCTGTTCTTCCAGGAGTGCTTGCTACAAGCCTACCAACAGGTGATGCTGAAAGAAATATATTACATCAATATAGAACATTTAATTATCTGTTTACATTAGGTTCTCTTCCAGCCAGTGCGTTAAATGATTCTAAATCTGTAAGAGAAAATTCAGAACGATTTATAATAGCAAAGTCGGGCGGCAAAGGGACAAGTGGAATTACCCCTACAGTTGCAGATGCAGAACAGCAAGAATTAATTGATAGATTTAATTTATTCAGTCCCGGACGGTTTGATCTTTACATGAATAATGTAGAAATTGAAACTTTGATGGCATTTAGTAATCAAACAAATTTAGCAATGGCAACAAAACTTAGTTTTGAAATACTTGAGCCGTATAGCATTAGCGGATTTTATGAAGCAATGCAAGTGGCCGCCATTGCCGCAGGTCATGAATCTTATATGAATTCTCCTTTTGTTCTAAAAATGGAATTTGCTGGTTATACTGATAATGTTCTACCGTCTCAAATTCTTGTAAATGTGGGCGACCAGGCTACTAGATATTTTGTAATTATTATTACTAAAATAGAAGTAGAGGTAAACGAAAATGGAACAAAATACAAATGCTCTGCAATTGCACATAGTGAGTTGGGATACGGAAATAGCAATGTTCTTAAAGACTCTATACAGATGCGAGGAGAAACTGTAGGCGAAATACTACAATCTTTTATGAAAGGAGTCACAGCAGGGTCTAAAACATCATGGGAACAAGAATGCACAGATACTACTCTTAAAGATTATTACGACGAATACAGTATAGTATTTCCAATTCCTAAACCCGATGGCACGTATGATTATGGAACAAATACAGCACCTGCAATGAATCCTGATATTGCCAATAAGTTAATTAAGAATCTTTCAATACTACCAGCAATCTATTCGTGGCCTGCACCAGGCACCGTTAAATTTGATTCCTACAATAGAAGCTTTCAAGCAGGCGCAGGCCGTGGATTTGTAAATCCCCCACTAATTGGGTCATCAACTCGAAAATACACACAAGCAGAGTTAGCATTGATAGCCGATCAAGCCGCCCGCACAGGAAACTCGTCAGCAGCCCCACCAACCACTCCTCAACGAAAATACACTCAGGCAGAATTAGAAATTATTGCCGAACAAGCTCGAAGAACTGGTAACTCGTCCTCTTCTCCAAGTTATAGTAATTCTACATCGGGTACTGCTGATCCTCCTAAAACATATGCATATGATAATAAAAACAGCAGTGTAATGTTTACTGCTAAGGCAAAAATACACGATATTATTTCGGCAGTTATCAGAGATAGTGAGTACGGCAGGGCTATATTTGAAGCCTCGGATCCTTCAAAATTTATCAAAGATCAATTTATTGATTATATGCATGTGGCTATTGAAATAGAAGAAAAATATAGTTGGAACAAGTTTACTGGAAGACAGGTTAACAGATATCGATATGTGGTATTGCCGTATAAGATGCATTATTCAAGGATTCCTTTATTTCAAAAATACATGAAGCAACCTGAACAACAACAACTAGAACTATATTGCAAAAGACGATATGAATATTTGTATATGGGACAAAATGTTGATATTAGAAGTTTTAATTTAAGATTTAATAATTTATTTTTCCAAGCCTATCCAAAAGGTTTGAACGGAGCATTTGATAATTCTCCGTATAACGATAAAAAACAAGGCGAAGACATTAACGGAAAAGCGTTAAAACCTATAGCTGAAAATAAATCATTAACTATTCCTTTAGGGCCTAGAATGCATAACCCTGCCGCCTCAAATGTTGTTGGTGTAGGCGGCAATTCGGGTACACGAGTATATGATACCTACGATGCACTTGCTAAAAATATGCATCAGGCAATATTAGACAATACAGATATGATAACTTGCGAATTAGAAATTTTAGGAGATCCTTACTTCTTATGTACAGGAGGTATAGGAAGTTACAGGCCTACCTTAGCAAATAAAACGACAACTGAAAACGGAGAAGCCCCATATCAAACATCTGATGTTATTGTGCTAATACAATTTAGAAATCCAGATGATATCGCGCCGTTTGCTAGCGGGGGCCTTGCTAAATTTGATAAAAGCAAAATTCCGTTTAGCGGATGTTTTAGGGTAATTAAAGTTCAAAGTAAATTCTCAGACGGAGTATTCACACAACGTCTAAATTTAGTAAGACTTCCAGGACAGTGGCTAGGTACTCCGCCTAAAGGCCAAACGGTATCAGAAGCCGCAGGCCCGCAAGATGCTCAATATGCTTTTTTAGAAGATCGTGTTGTGTCATGGAGTGATCAAGGAGCATAACAATGTCAATTAATTCAAGAGGATCATTCAAATTACCTTCAAGCGGCCCGTATGTTGCAAGAATAACTAACCACTTAGACCCTACACAAGGTGGTGGTGTTGAAGCCACCATGCAATTAGGAACATTTGATAATCCAGAATTGCAGAGTCATGTGTATATATTACAATATCTAAGTCCTTTTTATGGAGTTACATCTTCAAAATTTGAAGGTAACGATAATACCAATGTGTACGATGTTCAAAAAAGTTACGGAATGTGGATGGTACCGCCCGATGTTGGCACTAAAGTACTTTGTATATTTGTAGACGGCGATTCCAACCAAGGGTATTGGATAGGATGTATTCAAGATAGATTTCAAAATCATATGGTACCGGGCATAGCCGCTAGTACCAACGTGGCATGGGCTCCTGGACAAAAAGAAAAATTTGGAGTTCAAGCAGTTCCTGTAGCAGAATATCTTAAGAAAAACAATGATACAAATTCTCCAAATACCGAACCAAAACCAGTACATCCATTTGCAGATAGGTTATTAACACAGGGACTGTTAGCAGATACTATTAGAGGAATAACTTCTAGTAGCGCAAGGCGCGAAGTTCCTTCGGCGGTATTTGGAATTAGTACGCCCGGCCCAACAGATGATGCAAGTAAACCTGGAAAAATAGGATATACTGATGCAGTAACCGGCGAATATGATATTAAGACTAGTAGGTTAGCAGGCCACACCTTTGTTATGGATGATGGAGATGTAGATGGTTACAATCAACTGGTAAGAATTCGTTCGTCATCTGGTCATCAAATTTTATTACATGATTCGGCAGGCATTATATACATTGCAAATTCAAACGGAACTGCATGGATGGAGTTTACTGCAAACGGTAAAATTGATATATATGCGGCAGACAGCGTAAGTATACACACAGAACAAGATTTTAATTTTAGAGCAGACCGGGATGTTAATATTGAAGCATTGGGTAGTCTAAATTTTAAGTCTGGAAATCATACAGTGTTTAATGTAGGCACCGATTTTAATGTAGCGGCCACAACAGAAATTAAATTAAAGACCGATACTAATTTTGAAGTATTTACAAAAACTGATATTAAACTTACTACGGCAAATAATTTTGAATTGTTAGTTCAAAAAAACGGAAACATTACTGCGGCAACATCTCTAAATTTAATTTCTACTGCAATTAATGCTTCAAAAATTAAAACTCCTAAAGGGGGTCCCCAAGCTACTCCGGCAACTGGGGCAATTAATAATGTGATAACACTACCAACATTTGAAGTACCGTCATCAAATACTTCAGGTGGATGGGCAACTCGATATCAAACGGGAACTGTTACTGCGTCAATGGAACGAGTTCCGATGCACGAACCTTGGGTTAAGCACGACACTTACACTCCGGGCGAAAGTTATATTCCTCCTACTATCGTAACCCCTACTGTATTAACATATTCGGCTGATACTTGGTTTGACCCGGGTAAAGATAAGTTAACTGCCTTTGCCGAGAAAAATTTAACAGTCCTTGCTGAAAAAATCACGGCACAAAAGACTGCCAATCCTACAACAGGAACTACAACTTCTCCTAACAAAATAATTATTACAGGACATACAGACAACTCGGGAACAGATGCATTTGACATTAGTTTATCACAACGTCGAGCAGATGCGGCAAAACAATATCTAATTAATAAAGGAGTAGGTGCAGAAACTATTATAGCAACAGGCAAAGGTAAATCTGCACCAATTGCACCAAACACCACTCCAACAGGAAAAGCACAGAATAGGAGAGTTGAGATTAAAGTAACTGGTCCGTTTGTCGACCCGTCTTCCTCTAATGCTGATTTAACATTTACTGCAAGGACAGGAGATGAAAAACATTTTGAAATGATGACTACTCAAATGAAAAATGCTGTCCGTGCCGCTGCCAAGGCATATGCAACTCGATTTCCTGGAAAGAAAATAACAATCAATAGCGCATTTAGAACAGAAGCAGAAGAAACAGCATTGTACAATAGATGGATTGCTGCCGGCGGAAATTATACAACCAATAAAACTGCTGGCGGACTTACTACACCAGTTAATCCGGCAACAGGTAGAAAGAGCCCACACTCTCGAGGAATTGCAATTGATTGTCAAGAAGCGGTTCAGTTAGATTCGTTGGGAATGTTAGCGCCTTACGGATTAAAACGACCATACGCATGGGATCCCCTACACATACAGTTATAATAAATACTATTATGCCATACAAAAATCTAGTAATTACTCCTACAAAATACACAAATCAGGACACAGTTAAAGAATCTCAATTCTATCGAGGATTTAGTACGGTTAATAATACAGATAGCGTAAACTTATTTGACCAAGAGTTAATTAAACAAGATTTAATAAATCATTTTAATACTAGAAAAGGGGAACGATTAATGAACCCCGACTTTGGTACTATTATTTGGAATCTGATATACGACCCACTAACCGAAGATCTAAAACAGGATATCAAAGCCGATGTAAGGGCAATATTACTTTCTGATTCTAGGATACAACCTATTGATGTACAAATCGTAGAACAAGATGCTGGGCTGTTATTAGAAGTAACCTTGGTATATGCCAATAACAATCAAACTGATAATATGAAATTATCTTTTGATAAAGAGATTGGTTTGGTAGTGCAATAATATACCAATATATTAAAACAAATAAATACGGTATCGGAAATATAATTCTATGATACCATCAACTACTAATCGATTACTTGTTACAGAAGACTGGAAGAAAATCTACCAGTCTTATAGGAATGCAGACTTCAAAAGCTATGATTTTGATACTCTTCGCAGAACTATGATCACTTATCTCAGGGAAAATTACCCTGAGGATTTTAACGACTTTATCGATTCTAGCGAATATGTTGCATTAATTGATCTAATTGCATATTTGGGACAAAATATCAGCTTTAGGGTAGATCTTAATGCTCGTGAAAACTTCTTAGAAACTGCCCAACGTCGCGACAGTGTGTTAAGACTTGCTAGGTTAATTAACTATAATGCTAAAAGAAACACTCCTGCCACTGGATTATTAAAAATTGTATCGGTACAAACTACCGATAATGTATTTGACAGCAACGGCGTTAACTTATCTAACGCTATAATCAATTGGAACGATGCTACTAATTCAAACTGGTTTGAACAAATTGTTGCAGTAGTAAACTCAGCAATGACATCGGGACTATCTTATGGAAAACCTGCATCCAGGGCAATTGTTGATGGTATTCCTACAGAAAAATATAATATAAACAGTACTAATAATGGAGTACCGGTTTATACATTTTCAAAATCTATTAGCGGCTCTCAGATGACTTTTGAAATTGTATCTTCAGATTTTGATAACACAATTTATGAAGCTACTCCAACCCCAGGAAGTCCGTTTGCTATGCTGTATAGAAATGACGGTAGAGGAAACAGCTCGAGTAACACAGGATTTTTTGTACAGTTTAAGCAAGGGTCGTTGACTGCCTCTAATTTTGCAATTGACAATCCAGTGCCTAACGAAATTATTGGAATAAACGCCCCCAACATTAACGAAACTGATGTATGGTTATGGCAACTTAATTCAGACGGAACATATCCTTCTACTCCATGGACTAAGGTAAGTGGCCTTTCAGGCAACAATGTTATATATAATAGTTTGTCTGAAAATAATAGAAATTTATATGCAATTTTAACAAGAGAAAATGATCAAATAGATCTGAACTTTGCTGACGGCAGCTTTGGTGATTTACCCAAAGGACAGTTTCGACTATATTATCGACAAAGCAATGGAATGTCTTATTCTGTTAAACCAGAACAGATGAGAAATGTTTCGTTTAGTGTTGAATATGTTAACGCCTCAGGCCAAGCCCAAGTTCTAAAATTTTACACTTCATTACAATATACTGTTTCAAATTCTGCTACTGCCGAAACAAACGCTGATATTAAAATAAAAGCACCGCAAGCATTCTATAGCCAAAATAGGATGGTTACTGCTGAGGATTATAACATTGTACCGTTAACCGCAGGTACTGATATCTTAAAAGTAAAAACTATTAATAGAGTTTCTAGCGGAGTTTCTAAATACTTTGAAATGAGCGATGTTACTGGAAAGTATAGTAACATTAATGTATATGCCAATGACGGCATACTATATCAACAAGATAAGGAATATACATTTGAATATGGTATATCCAATAGAAACGAAATTAAATTTAACGTTAATAAAAATATTAATAAAATTTTTAATTTGCGAGAATTTAGATCTTTCTATCTAGACAAGTATACTAGACCGTCATTGTTAGAAGCACGCCCGCAGTGGTCAAACATTACTAATTATTATACTGGCGATATTGTAAATTACAATAATTTTTTATATACCTCATTAAAAGATAATAATATTAATCATCCGCCAATTTCAAGTTCAACATTTTGGTCAGCATCATTACCAACGAATCCGATAGCGTGGAATCGATCTACAAAAACTACAAATCAGTCAACTGGTTATTTTACTATTAATTCTTTACCAGTTCCTGCAGGAGAATTTTCTTCTAATAACTTAAAATATGGAACAGTTGGGGCATTAATTAAATTTGTATCTCCAAAAAAAGTTATTAATAACGTGCTACAACAAACTTATTTTTTACCAAACGGTACATTAACACCTATACAGGATAGTAATACTAGTTCTGTTAAATGGGCTAAGGTTGTTTCAATAGTTGGAGACGGCTACAATGGTGGTAAAGGATCGTTGGCAACTGGAGTGGGTCCTGTGGTATTATCTACAGATATTCCTTCTGGTGCAATACCTGTTGAAATTATTTCTAAATTTTCATCCTCTCTTGATTCGGCAATAGAAAATACAGTTATTAACTTATCAGTTTCTAGGAAAAATTTTGGTCTTAGTCTAGATGCCGAAACATCTACATGGTTTATAATTTCTGATACAAACATTGATTTATTATCTCCGTTTAGTTTAGCAAATCAAGCAGATGCAACAGATACAAATAGAGACTCAAGTTGGATGATTGCTTTTGTATGGTCAGGAAACAAATATGTTGCTAGATATAGAGTGACTGAATATATATTTGAAAGTGAAAAAGAAACAGCATTTTTTGTAGAACCAAAAAATATTAACTACGACTACCTAAATGATACAGTTATCAAAGATAAAATTGTAGTGTTAGGTATAAATCCTTCGCCGACGGATACTAGCGGATTATACTTAAAACAAGATCACGATTGGCAGATAGACAGTGCAGTAATAGAACCAGATGGTTATCAAGAACCTAAAAAAGTTAAAATTAGTTTCTTTGATAAAGATAGTAACGGACAAATAGATAATCCTGATTCATTCAAAGAAATTGTTGATCCTGCATACATAAGCCAATCTGGCTATAAAGATAAGTTTGTCTTTTTTAAGTTATTGTTAGATGGTCAGCGGTATATACATGCAGATTCGAATTTATTCCTATGCTTTAGTAGTGAACTTGACGTTCCAACATTAAATCGAATTGACGGCCAATTATATTACTTCTATAATGAATTAGAAAATATAATCAAATACTGGGATTTAGCATCTTCTACTTTTATTATAAATCCTAGTTATTTTGCTAGGGCAGGTAGATCAAACATTAAATTTCAATATGTTCATAAAGCTGGGGAAGATAGACGAGTAGACCCTAGCAAAACTAACCTAATGGATGTATATTTGTTAACAAGAAATTATGATACTGATTTTAGAAATTGGGTATCTTCTGGAACCGGCACAGAACCGTTGGCTCCTACTAGTCAAGGATTATCGTTGGCATATGCATCTTCTTTAGAAGCAGTTAAAAGTATTAGTGACGAACTAATCTTTCATCCCACACGCTATAAAGTATTGTTTGGTGATAAATCTTCCCCAACACTACAAGCAACATTTAAGGCTACAAAAAATCCTTCTAGAGCTACAAGCGATAATGATCTTAAAACACGAATCTTAACTGCTATAGATAACTTCTTCTCAGTTGATAATTGGGAATTTGGACAAAGTTTCCATTTTAGTGAACTAGCAACGTATGTTATGAACGTTATGACACCCGATATTACAAATTTTATTATTGTTCCTAAACAAAACAATTCTTTTGGAAGCCTGTACGAAATTAGTTGCCAGAGCAACGAAATATTTGTTTCTGGAGCAACAATTGATAACGTTGAAATCATTGATTCAATTACAACGTCTGAACTTAAGGCAACAGGAAATGTTGTTAACATTATTGGGGGCCAATCATAATGGCAAATAATAGAAAATCATTAGATTTGCTTCCTGCATTTTTTAGAACAGAACGAAACAATAAATTTTTATCAAGTACATTAGATCAGCTAACATCTCCGCCTGAACTAACAAGAATTGACGCATTTGTTGGAAGTAAAAATACTCCTAACTATAATTCTAGTGATTTATATATTCAAGAATCAAATCCTATAAGAGAAGCCTATCAATTAGAACCTGCTCTTGTTGTAAGAACACTAACTGGCGAAATTAAAAAAGCATTTGCGTTAGACGATTTGTTAAATCAAGTTTCTATGCAAGGTGGTAACTCATCTAATCTTAACAGATCATTTAGTCCAAAATTTTATTCATATGACCCTAATATTGATTGGGATAAATTTATAAATTTTAGAGAATACTACTGGTTACCTCTAGGCCCTGATGCAGTTCCAGTTAGTGGATCTGTTAGGTCCACAGTAACTGAAATATCAGTAACTGATGCAACTGATGATGTTCAGTTTTTGTTTGATGATTTAACTCCGACAAAGCAATTAACATTATACAGAGGAACTACCTATGTCTTTAATGTTAAATCAAAACATAATTTTTATATTAAGAATACAACTACTATTGGTCCCTTAGATCAATACGGATTAGGAATTACAAACAACGGTACAAACAATGGACAGATTACCTTTGTTGTTGATTGGCAAGTTCCGAATAGATTATATTATACTTCAAACGATAATCAATATTCAACTGGTATGATAGTTATTAAAGAAGCTTCAGAAAATTCTTCAATCAATGTTGAAGAAGAGATTTTAGGAAAGCAGAACTATACATCTGGAAATAATGTTAAATTTATAAACGGTCTTAAAATATCCTTTACAGGTTCTGTATTTCCTGAAAAATACAGAGACACTCAATATATCATTGAGGGAGTAGGCCACAGTATCAAACTAATTAAATTTGCAGACCTCGATACACCCGATAGTATTGCAGACTTGTATAACGCTAGATTTGACGGAACAAACTTTGACGATTTTCCGTTTGATAATTTTAAGAATATACCGTTAGTTCCGGAATACATTACTATTAATCGAGCCAGTACCGACTTAAATCCTTGGTCTAGATATAATAGATGGATTCATTCTGATGTTATCAGAGCAGTTGCTAACATTAATAATACTCCGGCAATTTATCCTAACGAATATAGAGCTCAGCGTCCGATAGTAGAATTTCAACCAGACCTACAACTTTATAATTTTGGTTCCACATCAATTCCTAACGTTGCGCTTGTAGATAATACTATTACCGATGTTTTTTATAAAATAGAAAATCAATTAGGATTTTATATAGATAATGTTTTATTAGAAGAGGGGTACAGAGTTATTTTTAATGCCGATGTTGATCCTCTAGTTCGAGGAAAAATATTTAAGGTACATTTTGCTATAGTAAACGGTGTTCAAAAAATAGACTTAATACCAGAAGAAGATGTTATTGTGCCGGGTTCAGTTGCGTTAATAACACAAGGTACATTACACGGTGGATCGTCTTGGTATTTTGACGGAACAATGTGGATTGAAGGACAAAAAAGGACTTATAGGAATCAGCCTCCGCTATTTGATTTATTCGATAAAGACGGTTATAGTTACAGCGGATCTAATTACGCATCTAACTTCAAGGGAAACAAAATATTTGGATATGGAATAGGGTCTGGATCAAAAGATACCGTCTTAGGGTTTCCGCTATTATATAGAAACGTAGGAGTTGAAGGAACGTATCTCTTTAAGAATTATTTTGCTATTGATGAGTTTTTAATAGTTAGTAATACAGTAACTAAAGTAGTAACAACTGCCCAAACATTTTTTAAGAAATCTGGTAATCTAATAAATTCTTGGGTAGATGCTGAAGATTACGAAGTTCCTAACACTAGTGGCATTTTTGAAGTTCCGGTTAATGTAACAAATAATCCATTGAATGGCCCAATTGCAGAGTTTACTCTAACAGAATTATCAGATCATGTGCAATCCATGATAGCTCGCTCCCCAGAATTTGAAGGTGTTTTTCCAGGAGTTGGAAATATAAAAGATATTTTTAATATCAGTAGATATGGCACTAGATTAATTTCTAATGTAAATCCGGCAGGATTTGCACATCATTTCATAACAGACAAAGAAAATAATTTAATTGATGCAACTCGATTAGTGGGCGAACATTATGCACAGTTTAGATTAAATTTAATAAAATTTATTTCAACATATGATCAATCAGCCTCCCCTGCTGATGCACTCGATAGTGTGTTACAATTAATAAATCAAAATAAAACTACAACATTTCCTTACTATTACAGTGACATGCTTCCTGCAGGTACCGGTGCAATTATTAGGAATTATAAAGTAACTGATTCTAGAAATGTAAAATATGGATTACCTGATACTATTGATATTACAACATTAAGTAATCGAGGGTTGCTAGTTTATCTGAATGACATTCAATTACTAATTAATATTGATTACACACTTGACAAGTACGATGCTAACGTTGAGATTTTAACACCCCTTGTTCGTGGCGATAATATTACTGTTAAATTTTATTCCAACACTACTGGGGTATTTGTTCCGCCGACTCCTACTAAGCTCGGATTGTATCCAAAATTTGAACCAAAGTTATATTTAGATGGCTCATTTTCTAAAGATGCAAAATATGTAATACAAGGGCACGACGGCAGTGTAACTATTGCGTTTGGAGATTATCGAGATCAGGTTCTTTTAGAATATGAAAAGCGAGTGTTTAATAACATTAAAGTTGAGTATAGGCAAGATTTACTTGACATAACAACAGTAATGCCTGGCGTGTTTAGAACTCCTGAATTTAGTTATGCAGAATTAATAAATCCTATACATTCAGATTTTCTTAAATGGAAGACTACTTACGGTGTTGATGCCGATACTAACTTAACATTTAATATTGATCAACATAAATCTTACAATTATAGTAATGTAGTCTTGCCCGACGGTAGGAAATTGCCAGGAAACTGGCGAGCAATTTTTAAGATGTATTTTGATACAGATCGACCTCATACACATCCGTGGGAAATGCTAGGTTTTTACATAAAACCTTCTTGGTGGGAAGATACATATGGTCCTGCTCCGTATACCTCGGGTAATAATATTTTATGGGAAGATTTAGAAAACGGATTTATTAGAAATGGAAGCCGAACAGGTATAGATACTATATATGCTCGACCGGGGCTATCTAATTATATTCCTGTAGATGATAACGGAGATCTATTAGAAATTAGATTTTGGGGAATCCTTGGAGAACAAGGGTCGCTAACTAACGCCGACGGTTCATGGAAATTTGGAGACTCGGGTCCTGCAGAATCAGCGTGGAGGCGTAGTGTGTATTGGCCTTTTGCTGTACAAATTATGATGGCAGCGGCAAAACCTGTACTTTACTCGGCCACACTTTTTGACACCAGTCGATTTATTAAAAACGTAGCAGGCCATTATGTTTATTCTGAAGATAATTTATTTTTAAGTCAATCTAGAGTATTAGTGCCATATTCGATAGTTAATGATCAACCGGTATTAACTTCGGGGTACAGTGTATTTGTAGTCGAAGCAGGATTAATTAAAACATCTAACTATATAGATCAATTAAAAGTAGAACTTACAAATTCTACTTTTAATTTAATGAATAAAGTAGGCGGATTTGTTAGCAAAGATAAACTTGAAATTGTTATTGATTCTGTAAATCCGAATAGTATAAATCCTGGAATTTTACTTCCTGCAGAAGACTTTGCTATACATTTTAATGTAAGTAACCCGGTTGATACAGTTAATATTTCTGGAATTATTATTCAAAAATACAAAGGCGAATTTGTTTTAAGGGGATATGATAAAACTCACCCAGTTTTTACTATATATAAGCCAATTCCTCAAAACTCTGACATAAGCATAACTGTAGGCGGAATATCTGAGGATTATGTTAGTTGGTCGACAAATGTATTTTATTCAGTTGGCCAGGTAGTATACTACGATAATATATTTTACAGATCAACTAATAATCATAATTCTGGATTATCTTTTAAGAGTACAAATTATTCAAAATTACTTGAGTTGCCAATAGTTAATGCAACAACTGTTCAATATTCTTCAGTGTACGATTCAACACCGATTGATATACAGTATGGTGCCTCCTATAGAACCCTACAAGAAGTTTCCGATGTAATAGCAGGTTACGGAAAATATCTATCTTCTAAAGGATTTATATTTGATGGGTATGATGCAGACCTTGGCGAAAACTTAGACTGGAAGCTAACTATAAAAGAATTTATATATTGGGCTACTCAAAATTGGGCAGACAATAGTGTTATTACATTAAGTCCGTTTGCAAATACATTAAAATTCAAATTCCAATATTCTGTATTAGACGACATTTTTAGTAGTTTCTATAACTACTCGATATTAAAATCAGATGGTTATGGATTCCCTCAAAACGAATTAAGTATTAGTAGAGCAGACGGCACATGTACTATATCATCTAAAAATAAAACTGAAGGAATATTTTTTGCTTCTCTTCGACTAGTTCAAAAGGAACACGCATTAATATTCAACAACTACAGTAGATTTAGTGATACAATATATGATATTGAGACCGGATACCGCCAGCGTAGAATTAAATTAATTGGATTTAGGACAGCAAATTGGAACGGTGATTTCTTTAGTCCGGGTTTTATATACGACTCGGCAACAATACAAACATGGAAATCTTATGAAGATTATTTGGCCGGCGATATTGTAGAGTATGCAGGTAACTATTATTCTTTAGATAGAAATCTTCCAGGCAAAGAAAAATTTGACTTTACTAATTGGGTCAAATTAGGAAGCAAACCAGTAGCACAATTAATTCCAAACTTTGAATATAAAATTAATCAGTTTGAAGATTTTTATAGTTTAGATATTGATAACTTTGATGTTAGTCAACAACAACTTGCTCAACATCTAACTGGGTATTCTTCTAGAATATACTTAAACAATATTTTCTTTAATTCAATTGCCCAATATAAATTTTTTCAAGGATTTATTAAAGAAAAAGGTACTAAGAATGCTCTTGATAAATTGGCTAGAGCAAGCGTTCATAACTTACAAGGTAAAATTAATTTTAATGAAGAATGGGCATTTAGGATAGGATCATTTGGTGCATATTCGTCTTTAACAGAGATTGAATTTCCCTTAGCAGAATATAAATTTGTAGATAACAGTCAGATAATTAAATTTGTTGACGATGCTCCTGTTATAGAATACGATCCAACGGCATATATTACGCCAGCAGATTTAACAATAACTCCCAATGATTATTTGCCCGGTTCTACATTTTTAACTACTTTTAATCCCTATAATATTACACCATTTTCGTTGCCTGTTGCAGGGTATGCAAGATTAGACGATGTTGATTACTCAGTTAAAGATAAATCTGACTTAACAAACTATGTACCGGGCGGATTGATTAACGTAGGTGATACTTTTTGGATAGCATATGATGATAATAATGATTGGGGTGTATATAGATATGCTAGATTAAATTGTGCTGTTATATCAGTGTCTGATGATATTCCTCGAACAACAATGATGTTTGAGACTAATCGTTATCACGGACTGGTAGTTGGAGATATAATTGCGGTATCTAGATTTAGTACAGAGGTAGACGGAGTTTATACAATTAAAGAAATCCCGTTATTAAATCAATTTATTGTTAGTACTACAAAAGCTGCCCCAGCAAATTATAACGATTTTGGTTCCTTATTCAGGTTCCTACCATCTAGATTTAGTAAATTTGATGATTTAGCAGATGCTATTCTTCCTGATAATTTTATAACCGGAAAGAAAGTTTGGATCGATTCAAATGAATCCGGACGTTGGGAAGTCTACGAAAAAATTAATAACTATACTTCTTCAATTCTTCCAAATGGAATTATTGAAAATCTTCCAGGATACGGATCTTCTATTGTGTCTAAGGAAACTTCTACACTAGTATTAATTTCTGCACCAAACTCATCAGATAATAATAACGTAGGTAGAGTATTTGTTTGTAGAAATAATGACACTGGAAAGTTAACTCCATTATTTAGTTACAGTATTAACAGTGCTATTAATCAATATTACAATAATACAGGAGGATCTCCTGCACTAGTTGGAAACGGAATTGACTACGACCCCGATGATACAATTTTAGTAGTAGGTGCTCCTTATGCATCTGAAGTTAAAAGTGATCCATCTGGCATCACTAGGTTTGTTAAAGAAGAAAATAGCCCGTCTGGTATTGCTAACGAAGGCATGATTGTAATTTCAACAATATTGCCAAACGGAATTTCTGAAAATTTAGATCTACGACTGATGGTTTCGAGTACAGAACCTAGCGAAGATCAGCTTTTTGGTTTTAGTATATTTTTAGGAAGTACATATAGAACGGAAGTTGACGAAGTTACTGGAGACACTACAAATTATAAACGACTACTAGTTGGAGCTCCGGGCCACAATGACGGAAGCGGTACAGTATTTTCTTATGATGTTATATACACTTACTCATTCGATAACTTAACAACAAGTTTAGATGTTGTAGCAACGCCAACTTTTGACATTTCTCCACCCGGTGATCCTATTGACACGGGAATGCGATTTGGGGAAAAAATTGTTGGAAATAAAACAGGAACTAGAATTTTAGTTTCGGCGCCTCACGATATTACAAATATAGGCGAATCAGATCACGGCGGACACGTTTTGGCATATGAGCTCAATACTGATACTGATCAATATGATCAAGCAGACAGCATAACGTGGGAATCTCCTGCACCAGTAGATGCCGGAGTAACAAATGACTCTGAGTTTGCATACGATATTAGTATAGATGATTCCGGAACGTTTATATTTGTTTCAGCTCCTAGTACCATTGATAGAGTTTTGGAAAGAGGCAAAGTTTTTATCTATAAGTGGACAAGCACTGGAATTGCGTTTCATCAACTTATTAGTAATCCGTCATCTACACCTGGGACTAAATTTGGTCATAGTATTGAAGCAGACGCCGCCGGAAATATAGTAACTATTACTTCGATGGGAGATAATTATTTTTCAGGAGTTACGTTTGATTCGGGAGCCACAACATTCGATGCCGAAGCAACTATATTTGGAGATTTAATTAGAGATGTAGGAACAGCATACGTCTATAATAGATATCAAGAAAAATTTGTATTTTCTGCAGAATTATTTGATACGTCTGTTAAAGCAAATAGTGAATATGGCTGGGCAGTATCCACTAATAGAAATGCAATTTATGTATCAGCACTTAACTATGAAAAAGTAACTGGAACTAAATCCGGAGCAGTACATGTATGGAATGCTATTGATCCGTCAATAAACAGTTGGAAGCTTTCTAGAATACAAGATGATTTAGTTGATGTTCAAAAGATCAAACAAGTTAAAACAATTGACACATTCCATAATACTGTGAAAGATTATGTTGAGATATTTGACCCTATAAAAGGAAAAATTCCAGTACTAGCAGATCAAGAACTTAGATATAAAACATCTTTTGATCCAGCAGTTTATAATACAGGAACTGAAAGAACTATAGTTATTGATAATAATACAGCATGGAAATCAGAACATGTTGGGGAATTGTGGTGGGATTTAAGTTCTGTAAAATATGTCTGGTATGAACAGGGCGATGTTGAATATAGAAAAAATAACTGGGGATCAATTTTTCCTGGATGTTCTATTGATGTCTACGAATGGGTAAGCTCAGTGCATCTACCATCAGTCTGGGCAGACGATGCAGACACACAAGCCGGCTTAGCCGCATCTATTAGTGGTCGCCCTAAATTTATACTTAATACTGCGTATTCAGTTGAACAAGTTTATAGCCCTGTTACAAATCTTTACACAAATATATATTATTATTGGGTCAGTAACTCTGTTATAATCCCTGATAGACAAGGTCGTGCTATTTCAGCCTCAGACGTTGCTGGACTAATTTCAAATCCAAAATTGTATGACTTAAAATACATAGAACCGTTATCTAAAAATTCTTTATCTATAACAAACGTTAAGGATTCTTTAATTAATGAGCGTATTTCGTTAAACATTTATTCAGACGAAATTAATAACGAAAACAATAAACATACTGAATGGTTATTGTTAGAAGAAGGATCTCCACATAGTCTACCCAATGAACTATTAGAAAAGAAGATGATAGACAGTTTGTTAGGACACGATAGCTTAGGAAACGCTGTACCCGATCCAATATTATCAGACAGACAACGATATGGAATAGAAATTAGACCTAGACAGTCAATGTTTAAGGATAGGATTTCTGCACTACGAAATTTTGTTGAGTATGCTAATAGCATATTTGCAGATAATTTAATTACAGATTATTACAGTTTTGATACTCTAATAAGTCAAGATTTAATACCAGAAAACAGCAGTGGAGTGTTTGATGTTATTGTTGATGATATTGATGCAAGAAATGAAATTTATGTAAAATCTATACAGGCAAAATTAAGTTGTAGTCTAGTAAACGGCAGAATAACAGTGGTGTCAATAGACAATCCCGGATACGGTTACGGTAAATTGGATCCATATACATACGGCGAAAATGGAGATGTACTAACATGGAGGGGTCCTGTTGTTGAAATTTTCAATGATAGTAACGGAGCAAAAATTGAAACGTTTATAGATTTAGAAGGTAAAATTGTTTCAACAATTATAGTAGAATCTGGAAATGGATATCTAGAAGCCCCAGATTTATATGTTAGACCATTTACTGTGCTAGTTGCCTCCGATATAAATTCTCGAGGATTATGGGCGGCATATTCTTTGTTGGATAATACTTGGACCAAAGTACAGACTCAAAATTATAATACTAATTTGTATTGGGATAGAGTCGATTGGCTGTCCAAAGATTTTAATCCTTATAGAATAATTACTGCCACAGTTGAACAAACTTACCAATTGTCGGAATATATATTAGATGTAGGAGACTACATTAAAGTTAATAATGTTGGATCAGGCCGCTATATTATTCTTAGAAAAACTAACGGTACTGGCGGAACATTTAATTCTGATTTTGATGTAATGTATAGTCAAAACGGCACAATTAAAATCAATAGTAAGATTTGGGAATACAGCCTATCTCAATTAGGATTTGACCAAGTATCTCCATACGATAACACGTTCTTTGACCAAACTCCAGACGTTGAATTAGAAAAAATAATTTATGCATTACGAGATGATTTATTTGTAGGAACCTTAAAAGTTTATTGGAATAAAGTATTTTTTGCCTGCGTAAAATATGCATTAACTGAACAAAAATATTTAGATTGGGCATTCAAAACTAGCTTTATCTCAGTCCATAATAATGCAGGTATCTTAGATCAGAGGCCCGTATATAAATTCCAAGATACTCAATGGTATGAGGATTATCTAAATGAAATTAAACCGTACCATACTCAAATTAGAAATTATCAATTAGTGTATAATGTAGTAGAACCTACACAAACTTTTACAACTGACTTTGATTTACCGTTAGTGTACGATAAGAATTCTAGCAAATATATTTCATTAAGCGAAACAAATAGCAATTTATTGAATACCTATCCTTATAAAGGATGGTATAGTAATAGAACATTATACGTTGGATCAATAGTTGTAGATGATCAAGGATTGGGTTATGTTGGAGTTCCGGAAGTACAAATTATTTCTTCGTTTAACGACACTATTGTTCGATCAGCAACTGCAACAGCAATTTTAGCTGGCGGAAAGATTATTAGAGTAGACGTAACTGATCCAGGGGAAGGCTACACAGAGAATCCATCAGTACTAATTGTCGGAGGAGGAGTATCGGCAGGCGGCACAGTTGCTAGAGCTTCTGCTAGAATGGCTAATGGTAAAGTACGGGCTAATACAGTTGGCTTAAAATTTGATAGAATAGCAAGGTCTTCTCAAGTAGGTAGCAAAGATGTAACTGACACATTTACTGCAAACGGAGTTCAGACAGAGTTTGTACTAACCTGGCCTGCAACAATTGATAAAACTGAAATTAAGTTAACCATTAACGGAATTATTGTTGCTACTTCTAATTTTGAAGTTGTTGAATTTACTTCAAATGAATTTGGATATACTAAAACTTATACTAAAATATTATTAAATTATTCTCCAAATAAAGATTCTATAGTAAAAGTGCTGTATCCTAAGAGTATTAATATATATTCTGCATATGACAGAATTTCTGATTATTTTGATGTTGTTCCTAAAGAGTCCCCCGGAGCGAATCCAAATGAAAAATATGCTCAATTAATGAAAGGTATGGAATATCCTGGAACAGAAATTGTAACAGAACAGTTTTCGTATGATTATACTTGGGGATCCATTCCATATGGAACCGCCAAATGGGATCAAACAGGATTACTAGAAACTGACATCGACTCAATTATAGACGGGGGTGATATAACAACATCTACTTCTGGTGTATTTTCTAGTGCATCTGGAATATCTCCGTCCGATATAATACTAGACGGTGACACATTTATTTCTCCTATTAGAAGTTATGCTCCTGAAGAATTAGTTCCCGGAGAGACAAAAGAATCAGTTGGGTTTAGTTTGTTCACAAGATCTAGTAACGGTAGTGCAATGGTATATACACAATTTTATAATGCACTAGCATTTCAAGATCAAACTATAACAATGAGTTTAACTCCACCGAGTGTAGGATCGATTACGTTAACTTATGACAAAGTGTTATTGGCACAGTTTATCGATTATACTATTGATTTTTCTACAAATACTATTAAACTATTTGGAAGAGAATTTAGTGGAGTTGTTGCTATAACTTATGTAGACATTGGCGGAACAGGATTTATTAGCTTAGATCATGCAGTAACTGAAGGTGCTACTTCCGCTGTCGTTTTTGGAAATTGTCTATATGATCAAGTTAAAAGTGTATACGTAACAGTAGATGGCGCCCGTGTATATCTTCCTAATTCTTTTGTTCTGCAGAATATCTATTATACATTAACACCCTCAAGCGACACTGATCAAAGAGCAAAAGTTACAGTATTCGGGTTAGGAACTGAGGAAAAGAAAACAATATCAGCGGCATTTTTTACATCGCCGTTTAAGGGATTTAGTGAAATATATGAACAAAGAATACAGGATGCTACTGGCGGCGACAGAGAAATAACTCTTATTCAACCTCCTGGAAATTTAGGCCCCGCCTCAGCAAATTCTATTGTTGAAGTTAATCGCAGACGAATAACTCCACCAAATACTACTTACTATGAAATTAATGATACTCAGCAAACTGTATTTGATATTTCTATTAAGAAAATATATCCAACAAATACTTTTGACAAGACAACTATAGTAGTATACAAAAATGGAATAACTGTCCCTAAAGAAATATATTTTATTGATGATGTAAACAATCAGATTGTTCTTCCAACTAACTTTACTGCATTAGGCGATGTATTAGCAATTACTGCATTAATTGACTACGAATATGTAATTAATGGTGATAAATTATTAATTACAAATAAAGTTGATTTAATTCCACCAAACTATGTAAGGATTTTAACTTTTACTAATCAAGATGCTAGTTTGATAAGAACCGAAGTTTATCCCGCCAATAGTTCTAGGTTGTATAAATTATCTAGACCAATAGTTAATGATAACTTTGTATGGATGTCTATAGGTGGAAAAACATTAACAAGTGGTATTGATTTTGAAATTCTTGATGACAAAATAACTATACAAGTTGATATAAATGTACCCTATATAGATTCTGATGAAGCTATAATTACAAGTTTCTCTGAAAATGTTGCAGGAAAAACAACAGGCATTAGAATTTTTAGAGATGTTGTTGGCAGGACACATTATAAAACATTAAGTCGAAATGAGACTACCTATCTTACTGAACCGTTGCAATTAACTGATACAGAAATATCAGTATCAAACGGTGATGTACTACCTCCGCCGACTAGCACACATCCGGGAATAATTTTGATTGCAGGAGAAAGAATTGAATATTTAGAAAAAGTAGGAAACGTACTCTCAAATATTAAACGTGCTACATTAGGTACTGGAGCAAAAGATTATTACGGAATAGGAACTTGGGTTATTGATCAAGGAAAAAGACAAACTATTCCAGTTCAGCAATCTATTAATTCATTATCAGTTTATTCTGCAAGTGATACAGTTGCTATTCCGGGCACAGCCTTTATCTTAATTCCTACAGCACAATTCCATGATCAACTAGAAGTATATTATGGCGGTAGACTATTAGAAAAACCAACAGCTCCTGGAGTTAATAGATATTATCATGATGCATCTTTATCGTACGATCCTGTAAATACATCTATACTTGACCCAGAATTTACTATAACAGCAGACGGATCTGATTACGTATTAAATTTGAATTTTACTCCATCTGATCAGATAGAGATTAAAATGATTCAGAAAACTGAAGTTTCAGAAAACTTGCAACTTTTAACAAGAGATGGTGCAAAAGAAGCGATCCTGCCAGACAACTTATATTATGGCGGTGACCAATTGCTTCGTTTAGATGATGGTACAATACTAACATTAGACGATGGACGAGAATTAAAAGGATTTTAATAAAATGGCAACAACATCAATTTCTCAATTACCGAGAGTAACTAGTTTAGGAAACCAAAGTCTTCTACTTGTAGTAGAAAACGGAGTCTCTAAAGTAGTAACTTGGGGATTTATAAAAACAAACATTGTTGGGGCACAGGGTCCAATAGGAGGCCAAGGTTATAGCGGTAGTCAAGGCCCTCGAAGTTATGCAGGAAGTAGGGGATACTTTGGATCGGCTGGCTTTACAGGATCGATTGGATTTACAGGAAGCAAGGGGTCTGGCTTTACTGGAAGCTCTGGGTTTGTTGGATCTGCCAGTAATACTCCTGGATATTCGGGTAGTATCGGATTTTCGGGAAGTGCTGGATATCAAGGAAGAGACGGGTATGTTGGTAGTAAGGGCCCGCAAGGCGATCCTAATGGTTACGGCGGTTCTCGTGGAGTTGCTGGATTTACCGGATCTGCAGGTATTGGATCAATAGGTGTTTGGGACGAAGATCTTTTTGTAGGAAATTTTGCGTCTCTTAATTTTGTCGGGGCATTGGTTACCGCGGCAAATCAAAATGGGTCAATTGCATCTGTTACTATTAGTGGCAGTGGCAGCGGCAACGGCTATACAGGCAGTAGAGGTAGCGTCGGGTTTCTTGGTTCTCGCGGAATATTGGGATATACCGGAAGTGGTGGCGGTGGCGCTGCCGTTGATTTATCTAGTGTTTCTCAAAATATTGTTCCAGATGCAAGTGATATACGTGATTTAGGTAGCAACAATAATGTATGGCGCTATGGCTATTTTGCACAATTAAAAGCAATTGGAATAACAGATTATAACGGTAATTCTTTAGCAGGATCAAGGGGGTACGCAGGATCCTTTGGTTATGTTGGTAGCAGTCAGCCGTTAACTATTAGAGATGAAGGAGTTATAAGAACTACTTCGGCTAGCAGTATAAATTTTGTTGGCGCCACAGTAGCGGCCACCAATTCTGGTAACGATGTTACAGTTACAATTAGTGGTGTAGCCAGCGGAAGCGCACTAACTGTAAGAGACGAAGGAACTGCTATATCTACAGCAGTTACAAGCATTGATTTTGTTGGCGCCGGAGTAACTGCGGCAAATAACTCAAATGCAATCACAGTAACAATTCCGGGCGGATCTAGTTCCGGGTTATCGTCGAGAACAACTGTAACTGGAACAACCGCATCTATTCCTACAGGAAATAGTGCTAATCTTAATTTAACAGGATTTAAGTCTTATCTACTAATGAAAGTAGCAGTCTCAGCCGCCGCATGGGTTAGAATTTATAGTTCAGATGCCTATAGAACTTCAGATTCTACAAGGGCTCAAGGAAGTGATCCGTTACCTGGTGCAGGTGTTATTGCTGAAGTTATTACAGCAGGCAACATGACTACTATAATTTCTCCAGGAGCACTTGGATGGAATGATGACCCAATTAGTCCAGGATCTACAATATATCTTGCAGTCACTAATAATGGTGGTAGCACAACTACAATTAATATTGGATTAACAATCCTTCAACTAGAGGTATAATATGTCTAATTTAAGAGAATATGTTATTACACTTCGTACACATGATGATTTAGATTCATTCTATGAAGATATGGAAACACTACGGCCTACCAAGTATGGATGTATGCCAGAACGTGCAGTTGAATGTTGCGATCGTCGACTAGTGAGCAGAAACACTCATTATTTGTTAACTGATGAAGAAGCAGAAACTCTTAAAAATGATTTAAGGATTGCCGGAGTGTCACCTTCAGCAAAAGAATTGGGTTTAGAGATAACTCCTCATTGGACCGAAACTTCAGCTAATTGGAATCGAGGTACAGACTCTACAGTTAACGCACATAGGAATTGGGGATTATACAGATCCCAATTAGACTACAATTTGTATGATTGGGGAGCTGATCAAACTGCTTCTAAAAGTGCTACTGTATCTGTTAACGCCAGCGGAAAAAATGTTGATGTTATTATTAATGATGGACATCTAAATCCAGACCATCCTGAGTTTGCAAAAAATTCTAATGGTACAGGGGGATCGAGAGTTATACAATTTAATTGGCTTAGTCTTAACCCCTTAGTAGACGGTACACCTGCAGGTGCAACGTATACATACACACCGTATATTGATCCAAATTACGGATCAAATTTGCGAACAACGGATAATGATCACGGATGTCATGTTGCCGGAACGAGTTGCGGTAATACGCAAGGTTGGGCACGTGATGCAAATATATATAATATAAATCCCTACTCAACAAATCAAAATTATATACCCGGTGATAAAATATTTGATTATATTAAAGTTTTTCATCAACAAAAAGCAATTAATCCTGCTACAGGTAGAAAAAATCCTACTATCTGTACCAACAGCTGGGGATATTCTAGAAACGGACTTATATCTAGCATTTCCTACATTAGTTATGGCGGAGAAATTATACAAGGACCATTTACTCGAGAACAAGCAGGATTGTATGATTTGTTTAACGGATTTACAAATGGCTTTTACAGTGCTCCTCAAAGAGTATCTTATGTAGATGCTGATATAGAAGATTGTATTGCGGCCGGAATAATAATGGTTGGAGCCGCCGGAAATAGCTACCAAAAACAATTATTGCCAACAGATACATATTATAATTCGTTTATAAAAGATCAGTTTCTAGCTTATAATACATATTATCTTCGAGGAGGCACTCCCGGAGCATCAATGATCACAGTGGGAGCAATGTCAGCAGACCAAACAGAACCTAAGGCATCGTTTAGTAACTGTGGGCCAGCTATTGACATTTATGCCCCTGGCGAAAATATTCTTAGTTCAGTTAACAGTAATCTTAAAGGTGGCACGTATGATTCTAGAAACGATCAATATTTAATATGTAAGTATAATGGAACTAGTATGGCCTGCCCGCAAGTTGCAGGTCTATTGGCATGTGCGTTAGAAACATATCCAAATATGTCACATGCTGATGCACTACAATATTTGCTTGATAACTGTTTAACTGATCAGATGTTCGATCGGACTCCAGTTAATGCCGGTGACTACTATTCTCTGCAAGGATCTCCAAATAGAATGCTACATTTTAAGCAGGAAAGACCTAGTGGAGGAAATGTTTACCCTAAGATAAACTGTAAAACTCGTCCTACATCGGGGCAAATTTGGCCCCGCCCTAGAATATATAGATACGGGCCACAAAGTTAAGGATAAATATCATTATGGAAAATATTGAGCAAAAACAAATGACTGAAATCCAAGAAAAACCAGCAAACGAACCGACCCCTAACGAGCACGGAACTGTTAGATTGCAGGGCCATATCAAAATATTTGATCCGGAAACTAAAGAAGTATACATAGATAAGCGTAATGCAATCCATTATGAAAACTTTAGCGTTGCCCTAGCTAGTGGTGTAAGTAATCAAGAAACTGGAGTTATTGCCGAAATGGTATTCGGCAATGGTGGCAGTCGAATTGACCCCACAGGAATTATTACATATCTAACTCCAAACGTATCGGGTGGGTCATCTTCCTTATATAATCAAACATATTACAAAACTGTAGATGGTAGAAACCCTAATTCTAAAGATCCTACTAGAAATTTTATGGAAGTTCGCCATATCGCAGGTACCTATTACAGCGATATTTTAATTAGTTGCTTGTTAGACTTTGGAGAGCCATCAGGGCAACTAGCATTTGATAACGGAACCACTCCGGATAACGCATTTACATTTGATGAGTTAGGATTAAAAAGCTATAGTTCATCAGGTCCTAATACTGGACTATTATTAACACATGTTATATTCCACCCTGTTCAAAAATCCTTAAACAGGCTAATTCAAGTAGACTATACTATAAGGGTACAGAGCTTATCTAGCGGAACATAACAATGCCATATACACTTCAATACTCTAATCCGGCAAAAAGCGCACTAATAGTTGCAGATGGCACTATTAATAATTCTACTAGTCTGCATTTAGTTGGTAGAAATGCGGCAGGGTATGGGCAGTCTATTGCAGAAAATTTCTTACATTCTTTAGAAAATTTTGCTAGTGATACTTCACCTTCAAACCCTATTGAAGGACAATTGTGGTACAATACTAGTTACCCCACAAATAAAGTATTAAATGTTTATAACGGTGCAAACTGGGTTCCAGCTAACGGAGTATATCAACAATCAGATGAACCTGTTACTAAAAAAGCAGGAGACATTTGGGTTAAAACGTCTACGTCTAAGGTGTATATATGGAACAGTTCAGCCTGGATTTTAGTCGGTCCGGAAGTTACGTTAGGCGGAAAGAACGGTACCTATACTACAACATTACGTGATAGTTTAGGCGATTTGTCTATTGATCATAGTGTAGTAATTACATATCTTAATGATGAAATCATAAGCATTGTATCTAGAGAAGAATTTATCCCTAATCCTGTAATTGCAGGATTTACAAAAATATATCCCGGATTAAATGTAAGCACTAGTTCCTTCAACGGAACTCCTGCAAAAGTTATAGGACTTGCTAGTACCGCATTAAGTCTAAAACTTTCTGGAATAGTAGATCCTATATCGGCAGATAATTTTTTAAGATCCGATATACCTGGCACTATTTCTGGATTTCTTAACATTAACAATAATGGTGGTATTAGGATAGGAGCTATTGCACAAACTGTAGTTTTAGAAAAACAAGCAAATAATAATGCAGTACTATCAAATAGGGTTAGCGGAAGTACTATCGGTATTTCTATTGTTAAAGACAACGCAGTAAATCAAATTATAACAGTAAACGGTAACACTCTTCGAGTAGGTATTAACAACCTTAGTCCTACTGTAGCTCTTGATGTTACTGGATCGGGTAAGTTTTCTGGAAAGCTAACAGTTAGTTCAACTGATATTGACTCAGTTATAGTAGCAGGAGGTGCTACTTTTACAAAAACAATCACTACAGATGGCGGAATTACTGCTAGACAGGAATCGGCATTTAATAAAAAAATGGTTGTGGGATACGTAGGGTCGACTGGAACAGCAATTGAGCCTGGCGAACCAAATGCATGGGACATAGGAACAGCAGCCAAACCTTTCAAAACAATATATGCAACATCAATTAACAACGGATCAGTAACATCTTCTTTCGTTGTAACTGGGATGATAACTGCATTTGGATCTAATTCCAACATTCCGGCTGGGTGGTTATTGTGTGATGGCGCTTCATATCTTAGATCGTCATATGCAAATTTATTCGCAGTTATAGGAGATGCATACGGTGCTACATCCGGTAATCATTTTTCAGCGCCTACACTCGCTAGCCCCGGCAATCCGAATATTGTCTATATCATAAAGTATTAAAACTATGGCCTATAATATTAAAAATGCAGACGGAACAGTCCTACTAAATTTAGTAGATGGGACTACTGATATTAGAACAACTAGTCTTACCTTAATTGGTAAGAACACTGACGCTTACGGTACCGCATTAAACACGAACTTAGTTCAAATGCTACAAAATTTTGCTAGCACAACACAACCAAGGTCTCCGTTAGTTGGACAGTTATGGTATAATAAATCCGATGGTCGATTAAAAATATTTACATTAAACGGAGTGTTTGAAGAAATCTCATCGGCCATACTTAGCGATACTAAACCAACAATATTAAAACGTGGCGATCTTTGGATTGATACCAACGACAAACAATTATACTTTACTACAGATGGTATTAATACTACCTTAGCAGGCCCAATATATTCTTCTAGGTTTGGTAAGTCTGGATGGATATCTGAAACATTTATTGACGACGGTGGTAATCCGCAGTTAGTTACATCTCTATACAACAACGATACATTGTTGGGAATTCTTAGTACCGCTACATTTATTATTGCACCTACAGAAACTATTCCGCAAAACAATCAAGGCTTATTTGATATTAATCCCGGATTAAACTTAAATTTAGCCATTCCTAATATTAGATTTTCTGGAACTGCCACTAATGCAAGTGCAGTTCAAGGAATAACTCCCGAACTATACGTAGTGAAAGACAACGGCGGCGGCGATCAAGTTATCAGCGGAAGCGGTAAATTAAAATTAAATTCAGACAGTGGCATTTGGATAGGATCTTATGACGATCTTATTATATCAGCTGACGGTCTCGAAGAAGATAGAATATCACATATTAAAAATAGTATTGCAGATTCTCCGTTAGAATTTATTACAAAAAAATCAGACGCTGGTGGTCCGGATGCAGAAGTAGTATCTTTAGTAGCATACAGAGATCGAGTTGGTGTTAACTTAGATGGTCAATTACCTACAACAAATTTTCATGTTCAAGGTGATTCATATTTTAACGGCAACGCAACTATTACTGGTAATTTAACAGTTAGTGGTGCTCAAACAATTTTGTCAACAGTATTATTACAAATACAAGATAAAAATATTGAGCTTGCAACTAGTAGTACTTGGTACACAGATGCATTAGTCGACGGTGGCGGCGTTACCCTTCACGGAACCACTGATAAAACAATTACATATAATAATTCTGCTAAAGCATGGACTTCTAATATAGATTGGAATTTATCATCAACTACTGGCACCTATAAGATTAATAATGTTACAGTAATTACATCTTCTACATTGGGTATCAATGTTACGCAGACTTCTATCACCCGTGTAGGAATAATGGAAGATTTAACAGTAACTAATGTTATTGTTCAAGGTAGTGGAATCAGTACCAAAACTGGAACTTATCCAATTACTTCAGTAACTGCATCCGGAGTAAGTACAGGGTCTATGATAACTGTGGTATTATCAAAACCAGTACCAATTATTGCAGTCGGATCTACTATTACGTTAGACGGTATTGATAATTCATATAATACTACTTACTCTATTAGTACTGTAACTAACAATTCTACGTTTATTGTTTTAGCGGCAACTTTATTATCGTCAGCTCTTCCTACGTTAGGTGCTAATCCAATAGCAGTGTTTAATGATTTAATGTTATCAGCACAATCCGCAGTTAATACATATCCAGCAGGTGGTATTGATGTAACAAATCGTAGAATTAAAAATGTACAATATTCGACAATACCAACTGATGCGGCAACTGTACAATTTGCAATAGATCAAGGAAGTGTATCCCAGTTAAAAGGATTTATCATAACTTTAGATGTATCGAGAATGACTAATCAACAGACTGAGATTGCCGCAATACTAAATCTATTAGCACCTCCAACTAATCCACTTGCAGATGCATTATATGATCTTCCAGTTGATTACAGGGCTAGAGTGTTATGTCAAACAACTAATGTTAATATTCAACGTCTTCCAATAAATGTAGCGGCCACTTATACCAACGTGGTTACATGGCCAGATTACGGAGTTGTTGGTGCAGTTTCAAATATAGGAGTAAGTGCTGGGTCATATACAACATCTACTTCAGTGAGTTATACCGTTAAAGAATTTAGGGTAGCCAGTGGAAATCCAAATTACTGGCAATGGACTAAGAACATTTAAGGAATAGTAATGTCATATCAAATTAGAAAATCAAACGGAGCATTACTTATTGATTTACCAGTAGGTGTTATTGATCAACAGCGAACTAGTTTAACACTAGTAGGAAAAAATGTTTCAGAATTTGGCAAAGATCAAAATGAAAATTTTGTTCATATTCTAGAAAATTTTGCAGGAAGCATACAACCTACTAATGCGTTAGTGGGCCAACTATGGTTCAATTCTGATAGTAATCAATTGTCAGTTAATACAACACAGGGATTTAAGTCAATTGGTCCTTTTGCAAATCCGTCTACAAGTTCTATTACAGACGTAAGTACTGCTACTGCTACTACAGCATTCGTTCATCAAATTATGCCCAAGGGTATGATTGTTATGTGGTACGGAGCACCCGATAACGTTCCTAATGGTTGGGCGTTATGTGATGGACAAACAGTTAATAATGTTCAAACACCCAATCTAATTGATAGATTTGTAATTGCCGCTGGCGGTGGTTTCACTGCTGGCGATATAGGTGGTCGAAATGTAATCACAACGGTACCTGCTCATAGTCATTCATTTAGTGGAAATACACAGTCAGCTGGGCAAGATCATAGCCATGGCGGAGTAACTGCATCTGCAGGGAATCACCAACATGGATATCCGGGGGACGATCAACTAGCTTTTGCTAATGGCACCGCAGGGTGGACCGCAGATTCTTTAGGTGGATTTGGATACGATGCAAGATCCGTAGCTGGCGGTGGCGGCCAAGTATGGAAAACTACAGTAGCAGGTAACCATAACCATACTTTTGACACCGGCCAAGCGTCTTCTGCTCATATTCATGGATATTCTGGAAGTACATCTGTTACAGGCTCAGCAACGGTTGATATATTAAATCCGTATTATGCCTTGGCCTATATCATCAAAGTAATTTAACCGGTAAATAAAAAGAAATTGGAGTTCATGGATGCCCTATACGATATATAAAACAAACGGTATAAAATTAACTACTGTTGAGGATGGTAAATTAAATTTAACAACTGATTTACAACTAGTAGGAAAAAATTATGCTGGCTATGGACAAATTGTTAATGAGAATCTAGTCAGGCTCTTAGAAAATTTTTCTAACGGGACATCCCCTTCTGCTCCGTTAATTGGTCAATTATGGTATGATACAATTAATAAAAAGTTAAAAGTTTATTCTGGAACTAAATGGAATCAATTTTTATCAACAACTATATCTGCTAATAGACCTGTAGATTTAAGTGACGGCGAATTTTGGTTTGATTCGAGTACGTCTAGACTTTATATAAAAAACAACGGAGCCTATACACTAATTGGTCCTAGTAGTGGAGCTGTAGCCGGCGGCGACGGAAGTAGTTTTGCATTATCAACCATCCAAGCAGATAGTACCGTTAATTATAATTCAATTCAGTTAACTATTGATGATTCGATAGTTGCAGTTGTTTCTGGATTTTCTTATACAGTAAATGCCGAAGATCCAATTATAACCAAATATACAAAAATACATCACGGGATAACTTTAGAAGGCGCTCATCCTGATACCGGAGTATCTAGTAATAATAACACTTATTTTTGGGGAACGGCAGCAGATTCAGCACGATTAGACGGTAGAGAGGCAACTGACTATCTATTAGCAACTGATGTTAATATTGCCGCAAATTCTATAACATCATTAGAAAATATTACATACATTAGTACAGGCGGTGTTAGTATAGGTGGATCAATTGAGGGCGCTTGGGAACTAACTCCCGGCTCAACTTTACAAGCAACTTATGCTGACTTGGCAGAAAGATACGAAGCAGATGCCGAGTACGAACCTGGAACTGTATTGGTAATTGGTGGTAATAAAGAAGTTACAATTAGCACAACTAGATGCGATCCTAGTGTAGCGGGTATTGTATCTACAAATCCGGCATATATGATGAATAAAGATGCTGGAAATGACAAAACCCACCCCTATATTGCACTAAAAGGCCGTGTTCCTTGCAAAGTTATTGGCAATATTAAGAAAGGTGATCTGCTTACTACTAGTGGAACGCCTGGCGTAGCATGTGCAATGACCGATTCGGATTGGGCAAATCCGAATGCAGTAATAGGAAAAGCCCTGGAAGATTACTCTTCAGGGCTTCCTGGCATTATCGAAGTTAAAATCTAAACAGCCATTGGTGCTTTTATAGCCTCGTGGCACTTGTAGCCATCTAACGTAATATCGTCTATTGTAAATTTTACAATATCTTTTATATCAGAATTTATTTGTAGTTTAGGAAATGCAAACGGCTTTCTGGCTAGTTGCTCTTTAACTTGGTCAATATGATTTTCGTAAATGTGAGCATCGCCTAATACGACAGTTAATTCACCAACTTCAAATCCACATACCTGTGCTAGTAAATGTGTGAACACGGCATAAGAAGCGATGTTAAACGGCACTCCGAGAAACATATCTGCACTACGTTGATACATCTGACAACTTAATTTGTTGTTACTAACATAGAACTGTGCCATCATATGACAGGGCGGCAACGCCATTAGAGATAGCTCTCCCGGATTCCATGCTGTAATAATATGTCGACGACTATGCGGGTCTTTTCTAAGACCGTTAATTAGTTCTTGTAATTGATCAATGTGCCTTATGCCCATTTTATTTGATCCAAAAACGGGTGCTCGCCAAGTTCTCCATTGCACTCCGTAGATTCTACCTAGGTCACTTGGATGTTTTTTGAATCGAGTCCAATATTCTGCATTTAGATTTTCACTCCAGATAGTATTCTTATCTGTATCTCGATCTCCGTACAGTATTTCTTTAAGGCGTCTTTCGTCTCCGCTACCTTCTATAAACCAAAGCAATTCACTTAACATTGATTTCCATGCAAGTTTCTTTGTAGTAATTGCAGGAAATCCTTTATTAAGATCAAATTTTAATTGTATGCCAAATTTAGAAATAGTGCCAACGCCTGTTCGATCAGGTCGATGGTCACCATTATCTAAAATATCTTTAAGAGCATCAAGGTAAACTTTTTCTGACATTATGCAGATACAACAGTTTTAGATTTTGGCTTGATAGCTTTCTTTTTTGGAGTTGATGATTTTTCTAAAGCATCTGCCTTACTACGCAATTCTTCAGCTTTCTTAAAATGAACATCGGCCATTTCTCTAAGTTCTACAGGTGTAAGCTCGAATGTTTCAGTGGGTGCATCTGCAACAACTTCTTTCTTTGCTGGCTTTTTCTTTTGTAGACTGCCATCGTTAACAGCTAAATCTTCAATAGAAACACCCTTTTGTTTTGCAATAATTTGGTTGAGCTCGTCAAGTCCGATATTAGTTTGTGTATCGGGTGTCATACTTACCAAATGAGTTTTTACTTTAACAAGGTGTCCGTTTTGGTGCAGGAACCCTAACATCACACTGCCGTCGGGGAATCGGCGTGTAGCTAAAATATCAGCTAACTCGTTAGCCTGTTGTCCGCTGTCGCTTTCAATTAAAGTCATCAAGGTATCGTGATAGCTATCACCTAAACCTTGTGTCCCAACAACTAAACAGCTATGTGGATCGCCCGGTAATGTTCTGTAAACTACAACAACCTTAGCGGCATTATTTTTCATCTTTCCGACGTGTTTCATAATATCTCCTATTAGACACTAGGCTGATCAGCAGCCGACTGTGGCGCTACAGCACTTAAGAACGCATCTAATTTATTATAAACGGTTCCAACTGCGGCCATTTCACCTGCTCCGAATGCACCTCTACGGCTTGCGGCATCGATAATTGATTTTAGATTTTGTAAATCAGTTATTGTTAACTCTGGTGCCTGTTGTGCTTCTTGAGGTGCTTCTTGTGTTTGATTATCTTCCATGATTTTCTCCTGTTTTAGTTTTTATGTAGGTATGGACATCCTAAACTTAACATAGTTAATTCTTTTGGATCTTCTACGCCAATTTCACACATTTCTGTAATTTTATTATTACTATCTAACATATGAGATTTTTTAATACAATAACGACTATTAAGAGTAGTATACATCCAATCGTCGATGTTGTGCAAATCTTTTATGTTACTTGTATATGTTTTGGCAAAATGAAAGGGGATGTGGCTAAGTTTTCTAACACCTAGCACGTTTAACGGATTTACTTCCCCTCTCAATATTGTCATTATCTACCTACTTTATACTATATTATTTATAATGCGCCGTCTGGCCGAATGGTGCAATTATGGCATCGTTTCCGTGTACAATGAATAAAGATTCACAATAATCTTCGTCTCCCCAGCTTCCACAAGGGTATCCATCTGTAAACATAATAAAGCGTTTTGGAACAATATCTTGATTTTTCATGAATTCAAAGTTGACATCAAAGTCAGTACCACCGCCACCTTTGCATTCGTATTCCATAATTTCATCTGCGGTATCTCCGGTAAATTGCTTGTAACCGTAAATTTCGGTATCAAAGCACCACAGATCCAACTTAAAGTCAACATACTCATCCATAATGCCTTTAACTTCGCTAAGGAAGTCCTTTGCCATTTTGTCCGAAATACTACCGGACATGTCAATTGCTACAGACACATCGATTGTTTCTTGGTTCATCATGCCTGGCAAGATAGCGCCGCAGTGCTGTGACTTACGATTAGGTCGACTAAAGCTAAAGTTACTCTTAATAATGCTTTGGATGTTCATACGCAACATTTGACGCCAGTCCATCTTAGGCTCTGTGAAGTCACCGATAATACGTTGAACACCTGCTGGAACTCGTCCGGCACCAGCAGCCTGCGCCGCCGCAACCATTGCTTCTTTAATTTCATCACGTATTTTTTTCTTGTCTTCAGCTGACAATCTCGGACGACCCTTGCCTTCTTTGTTGCCGTCTTCACCGTCTCCGTCACCTTCACTGTCTCCGTCCATTTCGTCGTCTAAGTGTTCGTCAAGAAGTTCTCCGAGTTTGCTGAGATCAATCTTATCAGCTTTTTCGTATAATTCTTCGTAGATTTCTTCGTAGCTTTTACCTCGGTACTTGTTATCTTGGAAAATTTTAATCCAACTAGGCACTTCACCAATGCGTTCATCTTTTAGAATTTGATTGGTAGCATAGTCTGCGGCAATGTTTGACAATGCAGGATCGCGACTATCTCGGCGACCCATGTGGTCAAATACATTGTGTAATACTTCGTGAGCAAATCCAAATTCTGCTTCTTTAGGTTTAAGTTTATCAACAAACTCTAAATTATAATAAAAATTACGACCATCTGTAGCCAATGTAGCACACCAGTCGCTAGCTTCGACTAATTTTAGTCGTGTAGCAAGATTACCAAAGAAAGGATGTCGTAGAAGCAATCCAACTCGAGCCGTAATAAGTTTATCTAAAATTAGATTTTTTTCACGCTCAGTAAACTCTTTTGTTTTTTTAGGTTTACGAATTCTTTCAGTTTTCATTATAGCAGACATAGGTTTTCCTTTGTGTGTTTATACATTATTATATACTCAAAATAGGCAAAGAGCAAGTAAAAAGGCCCCGTAGGGCCTAATTTTAACCTTCCATTGCAGTAATAATGTACTTACCGTATTTGTCATGGAACTTGTCAAAGTGTGCAAGTTTAGAAGAATCAAACGGCAAATTGTAATTAGTAAGCGCAACCTTTGCGGCCATAACAACTAGTTCAGTTGGAAAATTATCCATCAAAAACTTAAAGAAATTGTCAGCCATTGCATCCCAGTTTTTAGCTTGCTTTTGATCAGCAGTCTGAAGTTCGTAGCAAAGGCTAATGCTCAAAGAATACATCGCAGAGATTTCTTTAATAGAGATCTTTTCAACTTTACCCATCAAGATATCTGTTGGGTTAGGCATTTGTTTTGCAACTTTACGGTGTGCCATAAACTTAACAGCCAAGCCTTCGCCAACAGCACCTGCTACCAAATCAGTTAGTGTGTTTTCTGGCAATGTGTCGTCGCCCAACAGTTCACTAACAAACGACCACGAACGTGGAGTAGCAAAGGAACGCGATGCACTACGAGGATCAAAGTCGTACAAGTCTTGTTTAGCAAAGCCAACATAACCAACAACCTGCTCGTGAATACGATTTGAAGTCGCCCAGTTCAGCCAATCTTCGTAATCGGTACGCAATTCCAAGTGAACAAAGCGATTAGCCAACGGAGCAGGCATACGATAAGTAACACCTTTATCACCGTCTCGGTTACCAGCGGCAACAATGCTAACACCTTTTGGCAATACGTAAGTACCAACACGACGATTGAGTACCAATTGGAACGCCGCCGCCTGTGTAGCAGGTGCCGCAGAGTTCAGCTCGTCGAGGAACAAAATAGCAGTACTATCTGGATCAGTGGGCAATTCTGCAGGAGGTGCCCAGGTCATAGTGTTTGTTTGACTATTGTAATATGGAATACCTTTAATGTCTGTAGGTTCCCAAAGTGAAAGTCGAACGTCAATAACTTCGCGATCTTGCTCGTCTCCAATTTGTTTAATAATATCACTTTTACCAATGCCTGGAGGACCCCACATAAAAATAGGGCGTTTTGCTTTCATCGCAAATCGGACTGCGGCTTTAGCCTCGTTTGGGCTAACTGTACGATTTGAACTCATTTCTTTTGCCATTGTAGACCTTTCAAAAAAACAATGAATGTGTGTTGCTAAGTCTTAATTATACAGGTATTTTACCTAGTTGTCAAGTAGATTTTGAGGATTTTGTCTTTGCGCGATTGTATTTTTCCAAATCTCCGCTAAAAAGAATTAATTGTACAGCCATTTTTTCTGTAAACACTTTTATATATTTGCGATTTACGTAGTATGGCCCGTCGATATATCTTTCTAGATCTAAGATAAATTGATTTGTAACCACTTCTAGTGGTTCTGGAAAGTTAATTTTGTATGATTTAAGATTTGCTTTTGTTTCAAAATCTTCTAGACCACGCTCAGTTAGTCTCATACTATGCATTCCGTTTGGCCTTGGATTTTGCCACCACAATCTGTACCAATCTCGAAATATTTTTGGGTTTGGCGATAACCCTATTTGTTCAAGAACTTTTTCAGTTAATTGAGATTTCTGATCCATGGTCGGTAATTTGTTCGCCAGTTGTTAACTTAAACACGGCAAAATCTTTACACCCGAAAATTTTGTTTAGTTTTTCGGCCAAATTAAAAGCATGACCACTGTTTGAAAAACTGACTTTTTTGTATTTTGGACCCAATTGTTGGGCTATAATGCTTGTAGTTTTCAAATTAACTGGTTTTGATTTATAGAAGACAGCCCAAATGGCATCAGCTTCTAAAACTTGTTCAGTTTTATAAGTTTTTTTATTTGTTATTTCTAACAACACATTTGGCTTTGGCCTTGACATGATATGCGCTCCGATTCAGTACGCATATATTTATTTCGAATTGAATTAAAATAGTCCGCCGTCCATTTTAACTTGTAAAACATCTGGTTTTTTGTCTTCAATTACTACTACTTCTGTAGAACCTGCAAGTCTAGTCATTACTACTGCAAGACTGTCATACAATGCATTAACTTCTTTAATATCAAGATTAAGGCTTTTTTGATTGCTTTTAATTGCAATTCTTGCTTTATCTATAAACATTTCAATTGGTAATGTATTCATTTTTCTTTACTTAGTTGACTCAACATGCTTTTCATTTCGTCTTCAGTTTTGAATGGCCCCTTAAACGCATAACGTTCTAATGTAATTAATTTAGGGCAAAAGGATTTAACCCATCCTTTTCGAAACTGAATTACGTAATATCCTGCACAATATAAACTTTTACTTTTTCCGCTTTTTGAATAAATTGGAAGTTTCTTTTTGATGTTATAAACAGGATTATGAGGTTTGCTACTACAAGGAAATTCATATACCTCTAATGAATCGATTTTTGTTTTATCGGAAGATTTAGTAACTTTTTCAATTTCATTAGTAACTTCTTCTCCGAATGTATTTTTAATTTCAGTCTTATTAACAATGTCAATTTTTTGACCTTTTCGATAAAAACTAAAACCTTTTTTCTCTTTGTTTAAGGTGCCCAATTTATTGCCGCCATCCTCTACAATCCATACTTTGTTTGGTACTAGTACCTTTGCTACTGCATTCATGATATATACCTTGCGTTTAATGGTTCAGCATAACTTTGTACATTGTCACTAATTCGTTGCAAATCGTATTCTGCACAGAATTTTAGTAATCGGAATCCTACTTGAGGAATATGTTTCTCGGCAGTTATAGCTGTTTTAATAGTTTCTTCAATAACAGTTTTAATCTCAGCAGGTTGTGCTGTTAAATCGCACAATACAACATTACGGTTGTAGTCATCTAATACACGGTGTTCGGTGCCTTCATGATCAGACCAACGCTGAAGCATCATGTTATTCCAATTATACCCCCTTGTATTACGATCTGCAAACGCTTCACGGAGACCAACTTTATTCTTTGTACCTTTTTCACGTACTCCCGGATATGCACTAAAGATGTTGTCGGAGGTGTCGCCACGCATACATTTCTCAAATAACAACCATTGTGGATCCGGCGCAGGCTTAACTTGTTTAGTTTTCTTATCAACAACAGGTTTACCTTTAGCATCAAAATATCCCTCGTGTGTAGTTGTAATCTCCATCACACCGTTATATTGCTTAACATTAGGAGCGATAAGTTGTGCAAAATCTCCATCTGTACTGATAATTACGTGGTTATCATTTGGATGTGCCTGTATAAATCCTGCAATAAGATCGTCTGCTTCTAACTGTGGATTTTGTAATACTGTACAATTAGTTTTGTTAATAACAAAATCCTTAAATTGATCAAACGTTTCCCAAAATAACTTTTCTTCTTCAGCTTCGCGGGGGCTGTGCGCGGCACGAGCATCGGATCGATTTCTCTTGTAAGGTGCATAATGATCCTTACGCCACGATCGACCTTCGAGGCAGAATACAACATGGCTACCGCCAAAATCTTTCCATGCTTTCTTAATAGAATTAAGGACAATGTTCATTGCCATGCCAACTTTTTCGTTAGCATCACCTCGAACTACATGTCGGGCTCTAAAAAATGTGTTTGCTGTATCTACAAGAATATATGACATTAACTGATCTCTGTTTTACCATCACCTAGGGCATTCACATTGACATACCCTGCACCACGTTGACTCATATCTACACCAGATTCGTTACCGATATTTCGGCAAAGGTCCTGGAACCACAAGTCAACAACCATCTCGTCTGATTCACCTTTGTAACCAGCAAGTCTTAATTGTACTACAAAATTCTCATTCCAGTCAAGTTCAAAAAATCCGTTGCGGGGGTTCTCTGCATTTACCTTGGTATCTAACACTCCTACCCAAGGTTCACCTCTTTCTGTTGCAACTTCTTTTGGACTCAATATAGCCAATCTTGCTCGTTCAATACTTGCAGTTGCTGCCGCCTCCGCTTCAATCTTTTTCTTTGTTGCTTCTGCAACTTCTGCTTCAATTTTATCAATACCAAAGATTTTTTTAATAAATTTATTCATATTAGGTGCCCCATTCATTCTTAAAAAGTGGCACTTGCAGTCGATCGCTATATCTAAGTCCCATCTTCATAGCAAGTTCTGCCACACGTCTATTATTAAGTGAATATACACTTTCAACACCGCCCACTGGCATCAAATATACAGGACCTTCAAATCCTGCACCTTTGTATATATTAGCCACTTCGAATGCTTCTCTAGCATCCTCTTCAGATGCAATTACAAATTTTAGATATGTGTAACCGTAGTCTTGATATTCTACAACACGTTCTGGTTTAATTGCATCCTCTCTAGGTTCTCCACTGCCCGATAACTTAGCACTAACACTAAATGTAATTTCACGTCCTGAGATAGCATGATTTCCAGAATACCATTCGTCTAAATATTCTTTGAAATCGTTTGTTAGGCGCATTGTTCCGTTAGTTTCAAATGTAATTTCTTTTAACGTTGCCATATTAGGTTGACTTAACAGATCCGGATATGCTTTTTGCCAACCTAACAAAGGCTCTCCACCAGTAATAACAAGATGTTCTTCTCTCCATTCTTTGTATGGAAGTGTATCAATAATCCGTTTAGAAATTTCTTCAACTTCGATAAGATGACTGAGATCTTTGAATCTTGGATCCCAGCTGGCGTAACTGTCACACCCTGTTGTAACTAACGGTAAGTCTTCGTATTTCTTAAATTCGACTACTCGTTCTGCAATAGCATCGACTTCGGTGCTTAATTCGCCTTTAGGCATGCCAAATCCTGCACACTTGAAGTTACATCCAAATGTACGCAAGAAAACAGACGGAACACCCATGAACCGTCCTTCACCTTGTATGCTATAAAATAATTCTGCTATTTTAATTTTACTCATAAATGTTTGACCATTTCTTTAATTTTTCAATTTTTGCTTTCTTAGCAATCTCTAAGTGTTCTAATGATATTACACTCTTTTCTAGCATGATGTCAATCATAGCTAGCATATCACCTAGTTCTTCTTCTAGGTGTTCTCTATTGGTTTTTGGTTTGCCTGGCTTAAAATTATCAATACCAAATCGGCTAATTTTACTAACTGCTTGAATTACTTCTGCACATTCTTCCTGCAGAATATCCATTACTTCTTTTTCTTTTTCATTCATGATTTGCTCTTTGTGTAAGATATATGTCGTTATGTATCCATTTGTTCTTTACAAGGAATCCCCATTCTCTTTTTTGTGGTCCTGGCATAAACAATGTCCAGCATTCAACAGTTGGGTCTAATTCGATGCGATGAAAACTATTAGCACTACTAGTGCGAAAATGACCAGGCTTGCGCCAATATGCGATTTCTGCAATTTTATTACCATCTTTATCAAATTGTGGAACCCATTCGTAATATCCGCCTTTTAATATGAGTGTAGCGTAAGGCCATGGATGATCATGCACATCATCGGGATCTGACTTAAGGAACTTGTGAAGAAAGATATTAAAGGGGAAACGCTGTCTATCTTTAAGAAAAAGATAGTAGCGTTCGAGATAAGGTTCGTCATTCTGTCTATCCATTACAACTCGTTTACGTCCGAGTCGATCTAAAGTTTTAAGAAACCAGTTCATTTGCAGGTTTCCAAAAAAGTATCTAATCTAGATACTGCTTCGTTAAACTCAACGGCCCATACTTTAGCATATATTACACCTTCTTTGATTTCCATATCAAACGGAACAACTCCGTTAAATCTAAAATCTTCGGGAACATCTGTAGTAACAGTAAACTCTTGTAAGTTTCTTGCTCTTGAAATTAAATTATTAGCCATGTCAACTGAATTCATAGTTCCACCTCATGATATTTTGAAGCAGGGTAGTTTTCCTGCAACCACTCTAATAGTCCCGGTTCAACTGGCAATCGAATACTATCATACTTGTTAGTAATATATTTCATCGCGGTGCAAACTCCTGTTGTAGTTTAATGTTATCAAAGAACTCTTTTTTAGTATTGCCGTCAGTATTAAAAGCACCCTTTAGCACTGTAGTCTGTGTTAAAGAACTATGTGCCATAATGCCTCGATTCTCACAGCATCCATGAACGGCCTGTACATAGACTGCTACGTTTTCTGAATCGGTTGCTTTGCTAATTTCTCGGGCAATGTCATTGCAAAGTTCTTCCTGTAGCGTACCACGACGAGCACACCACTGAGCAATACGAGTGTACTTGCTAAGACCAATGAGCTTTTGAGCGGCAATAATCCCGATATAAGCAACGCCACTGACAGGTTGGTGATGATGACTGCACATACTGCGAAGCTCACTACGTACCACAAGCATTCCTTCGTATCGGTCCGCTGAATCGTTTGGAAATGCTGTTGCGTCTGGTGCTGGCTCATAACGGCCCTCCATAATTTCGTTAAAGTACATCTTGGCAAGCCTACGTGCTGTGCCTTTACTGTTAGGGTCATTTTCACGATCAATGAGTAATCGGTCAAGCACTAGTTCAAATGCTTCTGTTGCTTCATCGATCAATCTTTCTTTATCGCCTTCGTGTAAGTAGTCGCTAATGTTATCTCCGGCCCAGAAACGTTTGTTATCACGTTTCATTTTAGCACGAAGATAGTTTCCCAAATACTTTTCTTCTTGATAGCCTTTATCAGACATCATGTCTGCGGCTTTAACAAATACTTCTTTACCTAGCGGTGTGTATTCTTCTGGCTTAAATTCTGACTTAATACCAGCTTCAATTACTGGGTCAGGTACAAATTTATTTTTTGACAATTATTATTCTCCGAGTTAACGTCGAGGATGACGTATATTATAATACTACACTATTATTTAGGTTCTGTCAACCTTAGTAATGTATTTTTCTTTACTGCCGCATCGATCATGTTTAATGGAACATTAAACCACTCTGCATATTTGAGTAATGCAGATGTGTCTTTTGGAAAACACATTCCTCCAAAACCCAATGCTCCGTCCGGGCCGGGAACCTGCATATGACTATTTCCAATCCTTGGATCCAATATCATAAGTTCTGCAACTTTGTTATATTCAACTCCAGACTCCTTTGCTAGTTTATAAATTTCATTCATAAACACTACCTTGGTAGCTAGGAAACAGTTAATTGAATATTTTGTAAGACTTGCTTCTGCGGCAGTACAGTATTGTACATTTTCTAGAGCACCTTGAGTTAATCTAACAACCCTCTCAGCCTCTCTAATATATGCCATAGTAGATCCGCCAATAATAGCAAACTTTCCATTAGCATAATCTCGACTAGCATTTGCCGCAGTTAAAAATTCAGGTACATGAACTAAATTTTTATAGTCTTTAGATAGCTCTTCGTAAATCTTAGGAGGTGCTGTAGTTTTGCTAATAATAACACCTGTGTAATCTTTAAGTTTGCTCAAGGCATCTTCAAGAATACCTGTATCACAATTACCGTCTTCTGTGCTTGGGCTAGGAACACATACAAACACAGCTTCACAATCCATTAAGTCTTTATAGGTATGCGGCAATCCCTTTGGAGGATCAACTAGTATTAAATTATACAATCCGTTATCTAACGAATCGCGTACTGCACCGCCTACAAATCCTAAACCTATAATTCCAAATTTACCAAAGTTCATTTAATATTCTCCAATAGCACGTTTGCACTAAAGAAATATTTAGACAAATCGTTAGCCTGTTTGCGTAATTGTGGCAGTTGACTTTTATAATGATCCATGTGTTGCATAATTGCAAAACACAAATTATTGCGATGTTGCAGATACGAATCAAAACTTGTAGTCCACTCACTAGGATATTTGAATCCTTCGTAATACATTTCACTGTACGACAAACGATCCGGCACCATAGGAATAGCATCTACTAGTGCTCCTTCGTAACAGCCAATGCCCAGTGTTTCTTGCAAACTTGCACTAAACACAATTTTAGCTTCGCCTAACAAATTGTGATATTCATTTTTTGTTAGTTGTTGATCTTGACAAACAATAAACTCATATTGAGGCAAGTGTGTAGCCAAGTCACGGAAGATTTCGACTTGCTTCTCTGGAGCAATGCGATGTGGAAACAGTATAAGATCACGTTTAGGCATGTTCTTATATAAATCTAAAGTTGAATCCATATACTCCATGGGCCAACCAGTTTTTACTATCTTGCCACTGTCGTAGCGTTCCGCCCAATCTTCTTCATACCAAGCATTTTCACTTGGATAACCATCTTCAAGTAGTTCATCGAAAAATAACTTTACATGAAACTCTGTAGCAAAGTAATTGTGATCAAATGCATGGAAGAAACTTTTCTCAGCATGTCTAACCCACTTCTTCTTACCTACAAGGCGTCCTAGGAAATCTTGAGGATCATAACTGCCAGCATGCCATAAACCATGTGTAGTTACTGGAATGCCCAGCAACTCACTCATGTACTTGAGATTGATGATACCAGGGTGCCAAGCATCAGTAAATATAAAATGATCACCTGCATGAACGGCTCCGTCGCAAAAAAGCCGACCCATCTGCTCAACCTGCCGAGCCTTGTAGATGTTTGTGCCGCCAAAATTAAGAAAGGCACCAGGAGTAGTAGCACTAGGGATATCTGTAGGGCCAGAGATAACTTGAACATTGTGTCCTGCCTTTTTAAGTAGGGAAGGTACATGGGCCTTCCATTGACCCGTGTACCTTGTCTCTACTGATTCTAAATCAACGAGAAAAACGTTCATTGTTATACTGTGGACGTGGATTCTTTCCTTGATAACCAGTCCTACGCTCACCGCCACCATTATATCGAGAAAAATTTCGATACTCTTGACTGCGATAAAGATCGGCAGGATTAAAAGGAATAAGATTAAACCGGCAATGATCTAACCATTTGTCGAGATCATCAAAGATCTTTTCGACTTCTGGTTTCATTTTAAGGGTTTTTTGAATGTAAGCAGGGATATTTGCCATTTTAAGATTCCATTGTGGAAATATGATTAAGGAATGTAAGTGTGGCGCCATTCTCGCCATCTTCACTTACGTCAATGATAGTCTTACGACCGGGGTATCTTGCTTTGATGATGTCGTTGAGATCACGAGCAATCATCTCACAGGATTTGTGGTTGAGCTCTAATGTGCCATCACTGTAGCACTTTTCGAGCCAACGCTTAAACTGAATAAATTCAATATCGCGGTCATCTTGGAAGACCTGGATAAAGACCTTAAAGTGAAAAATATGTCGATGAGGTGTTCCGAGGAAACTAACATCATATTCATCGCCTGTAGCTAACTTAGGATCAGTCGCCGCGGCTGGATACATGTGAATACCTTCTTTACGGAAGGTTACCCAAATCATTGATAAATCAGCGTTCATTTTAATGCTTCGTCGTTTTTATATTGTGACCAGTCTGTAAACTTACTACGATCCATTAGTGTATGTAGACTGTGGGACCATACACCGGGATTGGTTGCCTTAAAATCTTTATCATCGATTTTAAGCATTGTATTATAATTCCATAAGGTAATGTAAGGAATTGGTACACGGATTTGCGGAATAAAGTTATTGTACTCGCAATATCCACTTTCGTGAAATTCTTCTACTTGATTAATAGGAATATCTAAGCTACATAGATAATCTTTATCAAGGAAGAAGAATACCATTTCTTCCCATGCTTTATGTTCTTCGTATGTTTGAGGATTGAAACTATGATTAGCACCGAAGAAAATATGTTCTGCACCGTTTAGGTTTAGAGCAATTTCTTCTACAGGATGTACACCTGTTACAAACAATGTTTTAAGTCCGTATGCAGGAGTATGTTCAACTTCTGTTCCAATAAAGAATTGGACATTATCTAATTCACCAGTTGTGTAATTGCGTTTCATTCTTAAAGTATATACTAAGTTGTATTAATTGTCAACCACACTATCTTCCAATGCACGAAGTTCGTCATCGTCTGGATTTTCCAAATTAACTTCTTCGGATTTGGTAACTTCTTCAATAGTAAATAAATTACTAAATGTATTTTGTTTTGGGCCGCCTTGTAGTCGTGCGCCTTCCAAACTAGTAAGAAACGCTCTTGCTTGACGGCTATCGAGCATTTCAAATGCTTCGTCTTTAGTTTTGGTATTAAATAAGTCCTCAATAAAACTAGCAAAATATAATATATTACGAGGAACCCAATCGCTATATTGATCTGCACTACTTTCAGCATCTTTAAGTTTATGCCAGTGTTTCCAGGTTAATTTTCCCTGTGTCTTAGCAATCTCAATGTCCATTAATTGTTGAGCACGTTGTACTGCAACGATATGGCAATAAACATTATGTCCCATCATTAAGGCGTAGGCAAAACTATCCCAAGAAGTTTTACCTTCTTTATTAATTTTGTTCAACATGCCCGGGGCATAGTGACAAATATCTCCCATGGTTAGCCTGCGGCCAATTTCGCTTTCAAACGGGAACGGTATGTCGGATTTGGCAAGTCCTTTGTTATCTGGGGCTTTGTCCATAATAACACTCCACCTTTTGGTTGTGTGTTGGGCGTTTGTGTAGACAAGTCCGTGCGCTGTTGCGATAAACGGTGAGGCGCAGTCAAAAGATATGGTAAGCTCTTCATTGATATGTTTCCTAAGTTGGCGTTGAATTAACGTTAAGTAACAACTCCAGTCAAGTTGCGCTGTACCCAAAAAGTGGATCCAGTTTTTGCCCTTCAGCAAACCGTCTTCTCTAAGTGTCATTAACCGCTTAAGAGTAATATCCATTTTACACATGTTGGCACCACCAAAGGCCCAACCTTCTGCTTCGCGTCCTGCATACTTACCTTTAGGATCGCTAAATTCTTTAACACCTTGATACCATTTTTCAGCAGTATCCCAATCGCTACCTTGTAGAACATTAAGCCATTTAGTTTGCCCTAATCGGTTCATTAAGAAGTAATCGTTATTGAATCTTGTTTTGTCTAAACAGTCTTCAAATGTTTTTAATCCTGTTTTAGGACTGTGAATATGATCACACGCCCATGTTGGAACGTCTAACATCATAGACCAATCAGCAGTAAGTTCTAACCATTCTAAAATACTTTGACGAGTTTTAGTTGCACTTGGACCTTCAAAGTCTAACCAATCAAATTTAAGAACACCTTTACCAATCTGGTATCCACCCGAGTCACCTAAAATCATTGTGTTAGCGCGATCTCGTTGTTGGATCATTGATTCCTGGGTCATCGACTTATTAAGATCTAACTGTGCATGACCTGCAGAATACAAACCATATTTGTAAGTAAAATACCCTTCTTCTGGATTTAGAAAGTTCATACCTTCAATACCACGATCAAACCCTGCAGGAATACGATCATCTGGAATAAACTTTTCTAGTCGCTGTTTTGCAACATAGGTACTGTAGAAAGAACTAATAGCAGGTAGGTATACTGCATAGTCTTTTTGTAGTGGGGTTAGGTTAACTGGTGGACTGGTCATCTTGTATTAATATCTCTGTTATTTTTAATTGGTCTTGTAATCGTCTTACTTCTAACTTGGCGGTATTTAGGTGTCCTTTAGCTACTCTAACAGCAGGATGGTCAGTTGGCATTGTTATTAGCAATTCTTCTTCAAGTTTTCTTTTCTTTGCCCATTCTAACAAATTCTTAGTTTCTTGATCAAGTTCTACAGTAGCGTAACTAGATGCAATGTTTGACCAATTGGTACCGTCAAACACTTGCATATCAGTTCCCCAAACACGAATCATACCCTGCATAGGGTTACCAGCATTTTGATTTACATACTGTAAAATGGTGTTGCCACCACTTACAGAAATGCCATTGGATCCCATTAGCCCTTTTATCATGCGTTTGCAGGAATAATATATTTGTAAGTAGCCAATCCGCTGTCTAAAGTAATTTGCATAGCACCTTCGTTGCTAAAACCAATTTTAGCATTGTTTGCATCTGCAATCTTTAGAATGCTTAATACACTACTAACAGGCCATGTCCATGCTTTATTTAGGTTACCTGTAACATTTGTTGCAAAAACAAATTCGCCACCGTGTGTGCTTTGATCACCAAAAATAAACTTTAGATTACCAGCATCTGTTTTTGCAAGGAATGTTGTGTGTTCACTATTAGCAGTAGCTTGGAAATTAAATCTTTGTACAGCCTGTAAAGTTGGAGCAACTTCAACATCCCATTTAACGCCTTTGAACTTGATAGTTTTTAGTTTTTCGTTAATGATTTCAGTATTCATAAAACGATAATCGTTCTTAAAGTCGCCCGCTTTATTCTCAAAATGCAATCCTACTGGCAACGTATCTCCGTTACGATCCGCAGTCACAACTTCAATCTTAGCATCCTCTTTGTATTCTGGACAATCTAAATTGTACTTTAGTTTGTTTAACTGGGGCATGCCAAATACACCAATCATTTCCGGATAAGGATTAGCAGTCTCGGCAGTCATAATAACTGAGCGGTCATCTGCCATAGAGTCGATTAAAGTTTTTTTCTCGTCTCCGGTTACTTTCACAATGTTTAGGAAACCAAGGTTATGTGTGTGACCTACGATGTCTTGAAGAATGTCTTTCATGTTTTGTCCTTTTGTATAGTATATTTAGGTTTTTGGTATAAGTCAAATAAATTTTATTCAAAACTGAATAAATTACTGAACGTATTTGTTTGGGTGGTGGAATCTAAATCCCATTCTAGAACACCAATAAGGTTATCTAGTTTATTATTAATAATCACAGCTTCCATTTCAGCATGATCAAACGGAAGTTCCTGAAACCATTTTGGTAGACGCATTTCGTCGACAGGATATGCAACACTGGTATATCCTAACGGGTTATCTCTAACCTTACAGACAATAACCTTCATTCCGTCTACAATACCCATAGAGTATTTGTCACCATTCATTCTTTTGAGCGTATTCCAATTAATACTTGCTCTAACATGACCAGGCATATTAGCCTTGCCAGCCTTCTTCTCTTTTGCTTCGTATTCTGTAATGTTGTTTGCACGTTTCGGTGATCCTTTCTCCCATCCTGGGCGGGCTTTGAATTCTGTTCGGAATTCACTAATTCGATCTAAAATCTCTTCTTCCCGACTACCGTTAAGTACTTTGGTTAGAAGCTCTTCTAGAAATTTCTGCATAAATTCAGGAGTATCACTGCGCTTCAAATCTAAGCCCATGGCCTTGATCTTACCCGGCTTACCTTCAACATCCTGACGCTTGCCTTCCTTATCATAATACAATACAGCATACCGCTTCTTGGTAATAAACAGGCCTTTGATAGCAACAATCTCGCGTCCGGCTTTAATAACTTCACCACGCGATTTAGGGCAGTGGAAGAAATCTAGCATCATCTGTGGGAATGTACTATTAACTTCGTCGGAGATTGTATCATACAACTGTACAACACTATCTTTATCCCACGGAATTTCTTTTTTATCAATTTCTTTTTTCAGCGTACTATATGCACTAAAGTATGCAGAGTCTGTATCACCATATATAATTGCCTTACCTAGGTGATTATATTCTCCAGTGACTACTTCATTTATTTTTGAGGCCATATGACGAGCGATTGCTCTGCCAGTGAGCGTGGTTGACTGACCAATACGATTATCGAAAAACCTACAGCCAGCGTTAAGTATAGCACCGTATAAGCTATTAAGGTTAATCTTTTTAACCAATTGTCTCTTGTCCCAGTATTCTTCTTCAATTTTATTCTCCGCTTTAATTGCGTCTTTTAATTTCTTTTGCATATCTTTACGTTCAGCATACCACCGCTTTAACAAGCCGGGAATAACCCCTTCAGTTTCGTACGTAAAGATTGTTCCGTTAGCACTAAGCATCCAAGGTTGGTTGCTTTCAAAAATTAAATCATAAATTTGTGCGCCAGTTAATACATCAGTATCACCCGATTCCCAATCTACAATAATCTCATTTGATATGTTTTTAGACATAACAAATTCGTATTCGTTACTACCAAATTTACCTTCCCAAGCCGCGGCAAAACTAGAACCTTTGGCAATCTTTGCATCAATCTCTGCCTGTGTGTAATCCTGGCGTAACTGTCCTACAATAGTTTCTGGACCCATATTAAGGGCACGAATTACTGACGGATACAGAGAGTTAATGTCCATACTACCGATCCAATCGTGTAGTCCTTTTTTAGGATATGCTACGTAAGCACCAGCCGCTTGATTAACAGCATTCTCATCACGTGGTTTGCGACTTGGTACAATCATACCTCTATGATGTGCTTCATTTACAATGGCCTGTTCTGTAACAGCGACAGCACCCATTGTGGTTTGTAGCAACACGGTATTTTCGTGTGCAATAGTATTAGCAAGATCAATGAACTTTAATTTCTTATCTAGTTTATCTAGCAACGCACAGTCTTGCCTGTTGTATTCGATAAACTTACGGAAGTCATTGTTGTATAGTTGATCCAATGTGCCTTCGTATTGAGTTTTAGTCTCTCCAACCTCCATCTCACCAATTGCATCTAATCGATACGTATGTCGTTCTTCGTATGTGTATTTTCGGTACAGCTCAAGACTATCCAAATGTACTCGTCCGATTAAATCATATGTAACAGCATCTTTACCGTATTTTTCGTATTCTCTTTTCTTAGGAAACTGATCAAACAAACAAAGTCTACGGGTATCTTCTTTACTCAAAACTTTAATAATTCGATTAACAGTATACGGCATATCAAAGCCTTCGCTGTTCCATCCACTTAAGATATCAGCATCTTGAATTAAATCAAGGAACACGTCTAACATTTCCCCTTCTGTTTCAAACAGCATTGTATTGGGAAATTCTTTAACTTGTTCTTTTGCTTGCTCCATTGTCAGCGTCTTTGGAGGAACTGCTAAACACACTAGTGTGTCTAACCATTGTAAGTGAACAGCAATAGCAGTAATTGGCATGAACGCATCATCAGGTGAAGCATAGCCACGTTCTGGATCAAAGTCCACCTCAATATCCCAAAATGCTATGTTTAGCTTTGGAGGTTCTTTACCTAGATAGTTTTCTTCAAGACATCGGAACACTGGCTTAATATCGCTTTCATATAAACGATGTCCGCTATGTATCCTTAATTCTTTCTGAAATTCTTTATTGTTTTTACAAACAACTTTTGATAGGCTTTCGCCGTAAATTGATTTATATTTGCCCTTGTTGTCCGGGTAGTAAAAGACATATCGGGCAGGATAGTCTTGATAAATTCTACCTTTCTTTGGATCTCGCTCAACAATTCTGACAACATCATTGTCGCGATCCCAGATAGCATCGACGTAACTCATTATTTTTCTCCTTGCAATTTTCGGCCTGCAAATACCAATGTGATCAATTTTAGCTGATCAAACTTTTCTCTCAATTATTTAACATTCTTACTAGACCGATAGTATCAATTGCGGTCAGCAATATATAGTTAGCCAGCATACCAAAAGATTTCCTAGTCCAAGCAGCCCAAGCGTACATAGCACAGCCAGCAATCCAAACGGGATAAAGAGCAAGAAGCGGTGGAGTTGGGACTGTGACTGCCATAGTAATACTGCAACCAATACTAACAGCCCAAGCAAGAAGCTCAACAAGAAACCGAATTGGATGAGACTTAAAGTCATCTTTGATCCATTGAACTGTAGGGCCAAACACAGTGTTGAACATTGTTATCCTTTGCGGGTATATAATGTAACATCTGATTTTAGATAATATAATTTAATCATCAGTCTTCTCTACGCTGACTATGCCCACCGATATCAACAATAGTTTCAAGGTCGTCGAATTCTCTCCAAACTTGATCCCACTGATCTTTCATAGAAACTTTAATTGCTTTTCGAATAACACTAGGTTTTACTTCTAGTTCTTCGGCAACTGCTTTAATAGTTTCGTTGAGACCTTCTGTTAGGTCTTGTATTTCTTGCATGACAGTCATGCCTTCAGAAATGATTTGTTTAATTTTTGCTTGTTCTGGCGCACCAAATGCTTTTCCCATAATTTACTCCTTAAGTAACTATTATACTTAGTGAGAACAGAAAAGTCAACTATTTTTGAGGTTTACTAAACCAAAGTTTGAACCACGCATCGGTTCCTGGTTTAATATTTTGTTCGCGCATTATTTGAGCTTTTTCAGTGCCACTATTATTCCCACTTACAATAATTTGCGGCTCTGCTGTTTTAATTTTATCTACACCTGTATGTTGCCACATTGGATCATCCTCTGGTAAAAAGCAGTCGTCTGCTTCTTTTGGTAAAAAGTCAGATGCTGTTAATCTACGTTGTGGCCAGTTGCTCATTTTAATTTTGATTCTAAAATTGTGTTTAGTCTATGGTAATACCATGATTCTGAAGTATTCTTCTTTTTAGGTTCTTTTTTCAATTTACCAGTACGCTCTAAATCTTTTAACAAATCGATACGATCTCGGTAACCCTTAACACCTGGTTTAATATCGTGTGCCGCCATACGTTGTTGTACAGTTGGGTTATCTGCATGTTTCATAGTAGTATCATATTGATGACTATGTTGTGGGTTACCTTCTGCTACTTGCGGATCAATGCCTTGATCCTTTTGAGTTTGCAGATAATTCCAAACACCAACTAACATCATTTCTGCTTTAGCAATTTTCTCTTGGCACCATTCTGGAAGATTGTCATCTTCTCCGATTGTATCATGAAGTCCCTTAACAGCTCGGGCTAGACTATATAAGTTGCCAGTAGCCATTCCTGCTTCGTCGTTGTATTCCCCGCCGCCGTCGAATTCTTCTCCGACCATGTCTAATGTGTCTAAATTCTTTTTATGTTTAGCTTTTCTAGGATCTTTGATAGCAGCCTTCTTTTTATCTGTATGTGCTCCAGCCCCAGCAGTTTGTGCATTTTTAGCAACAAAGTTTCTTGGCTTTGCAGTATACTTCATGGCCTTTACGCCTTTTTTATGTTCATTCATTTCATTCATTTCAGTCACCTTAAACTACTATACTATCTGGGCGACCTTTTCCAGGTCCTTGACTAATGGAACCTGAAGAGGTTGACCCGCCGGTTGCACTTTCTTGAGCTCCACCGGCATCATTTATTCTTGCCTGTAGTGCGTGTATTTGTTTTTGTAAATCTTTTTGCTTAGACCAAAAACTATGATCATCGCTATATTCAAAGTTAGGATCAAACTGTGAACGTAGTTGTTCTAATTGTTTTACTAGCTGAGGCAGGTTATTTCGATCCTTCTCAATCTGAGCGGCCCTTGCCTGCTGTGCTTGGCTTTCTCGATCTGCACGATCTGATTGACGCTTTAATTCATCTTGCTTACGTAACTCGTCATGATCTGGATCGCCATGTATTCGAAGATTTTTATACTTAGGATCGGTCTTCTGCAGATTCTTAAAATACGCTACCATGTCGTTTTCTCGTATTAAGTCTTGTATTTTCATTTTTTCATCCAATTTGCTACAGGGCTAACCTTGTTTGTAGTGTCTAATTCTTTACTGGTCATATCACCGTGGTTAAGATCTGTATATACTGCTCCTACTGCTTTATAGGCATCTTTTAACATATCTTGTTCTACTTGTGAATAGGGATGTGTAGTTTTCTTCTTACCTATCCAACTTTTTGAATCCATCTCTACCGGAGTTTTTCCGTCTGCACCTGCCACTGCCATGCCTAGCCTGTAGGAAACATAATCGCCACTTACTTGTTCACCGTCGCTGTAAGTATTAACTCCGCGAGTAGACTGTTGCTGTCTCTTGGTAATTTTACCAACTTTTATTTCAGTTATGAATTCGTTAGCTCTCATAGCATCATCCCTTAAGGCTTGCTGTCAGCATCCATTTATGTTTGTTATGAGCATCGATTCGTTCTGCAAGGAAATTGCTGAATCCGTATTCTGCATTCTTTTCAGAAATTTCATATACCATTTTTAATATAGTAATCATTTTTTCATTATCTGATAACAGCTCAGCTACCATAGAATTTTTATCTAGTATTTCTGTTTCGTCATCTATTTGAGAAAGCATATTAAATCGTGAGTAGCTGGCAGGAACAAATGTGCCTAAACTACGTATTTTTTCAGCAAAATTGTCTATACTTCCGTATACTTCTTCGTATATTTTACCAAATAAGTCATGATATTCTAAAAAATCTGACCCTTCTACATTCCAGTGGAAGTTATGCGCTTTTAGATAAAAACTAAAAGAACTTGCGAATCCGACTTTGGCTGCTTTTTGTAAATCTTCCATTACTTAATCCATTTAATATGTTATTTATTTTCTAACAAGGTAATCAAGCTAGCCATTTTATTTTCAATATCTTCGCTTACAGGTACACAGTTATTAACTCTAACCCCACCTTTCATCTTAGTACCTTGCTTTTTATAGCCTTTCCAGCACTTAGGATCTAGGCGTTGCTTTTCTTCAGTTTCGATACTTTCGGCACTGCCACCGACTAGGTCACCTTGTTTAGCTGGACTATTCTTTTTAGGACCAGTGTTCTTCCACTGCCCTGCAGGACCAAGTTTGTTCTTTTTAGATCCTGCAAAATTACTTGCCGGCATCATCTTTTCCATCACACCGTTCTGTGCTACTGGTTGGCCAGACGGGGGTCGTTGTGCTGATTGTTGCTTTGCTTGTTGAATTTGTTGTGGCGTTAAATATTTTGTTAGATATTGCGACCCCTTCATACTCCCATCTGGATTAAAGATTCCGCCTGGAACAAGAGCATTAAGAACTTCAAATCCTGTTATTAATCCTTTTTCAACTTGGCCCGGAACTTTACGGATCGCCTGGCCAGCCTTTACTACACCCGGAGTAACTGCTTGTACACCTTTTACAACTGCATTACGTGCCACTTGTGCGCCTTTAAGGGCCGCACCCCCAACCGCTTTTGCGCCAACTGCGGTACCCCGTGCTAATGCACCTGCACCTGCAGCCAATGCTGGTAAAAATTCGTCAAGTTGGCCCTCCATCTCTGACCTAGTATATACTCGTTGCGGTTTCCCTACACCATTACCTCTTTCTATTTTTTCAGGATTATTGGCTTTTTCTTTTTCATAGTACTTACGCATTTCTGCTGAACTTGTTGCAGATTTCTTCTCAGCGGGTTTTTTAGGCGTTGCTAAAAAACTCATTATACTTTCATCTTCAATACTTTTAGGTTCATCTGTCTTTTTATTTTTATTAGCAACATCTTGCTTGATTTGATCCATGTATTCACGACCACGTTTAGCACTAGCGGAAGACTTCTGTTGCTCACGTTCCCAAGCACGTTGTAGTTTTACTGCCGCGCTCATTCGAGTAGTTTCGTTTAAGGTAGGTCGAATTAACGCATTGAATATTCGTTCAGCGACTACTGGTTGTTGTTTCATAGCTTGTATCCCCATGCCTTTTTTTGTTATATCCATTAAATGTTGAATCCAGTCTGCACCTAGTTTGTTAACATCAAATGCATTTGACCATACAGCCAACGCTTTTTCTGGCGTATCATTTTTTAGACTATTGCGTAACATTGTTCCGCTAATTCCTGTACCACGAGGCGTGACTCCTAAACTTACCTTGACGTGCTCGTATCCCTGAAATTTGTTTACTGCCTTCATTAATGCTTGCGGCATAGGCAAGTCTTTACGATCTTCGCCGACCATAATAACAACATTGTCATATCTAGGAGGTTTGCCCGGTAACGGATTAATTAATTCGTGTTTAATTTTTTGTATCAGTGAACCATCTTGTTGCACAGTGCTAATATTGTTAGCATATTTTGGATACAACTTGTGCCAAGTTTCCACTTTAACTGCTGGAGGAATTGGATCGTCTTTACCTTCTGCATTACCTATGAACAGGTAAGGATCTCCTCCTAATTCTTTAGCCTTGTTAATTGTATAGTTAAACAATTCTTCGTGACCTTTATGACCAATAAAGCTACCAATTGCTACTACTGCGGTTTTATTTTCGCCGCGTGGTCGTTCTGTTCGAGCATTTGTTTTAGCATCATTCTTAGCCTGAATAACGTTGCGCTGTTCTTGGCTTGTAACTTTAATAGGGCCTAGACGACTATTGATAACAATACCTTCGTAATCTTGTCCTAGCATATCTTTGCCAACGATATTAGGATCCTTAATAATTGCGGCTTCTAATCTTTCTTTGATAGGTAATAATTCTTCTTCAACTTCTCTGCGTAATTCTAAACTAGCACGATCTCGTTTTCCAGCAGTATCAGATACAATTTTCTTTAGTGCTTCTATGTTTTCTAATGGAGGTACGATGGCAGTAACATCTAGTGCCTCGTTTTGTGTCAAGCTATTGTCAATAAACATGACACTACCTTGTTGACCTAAACCAGTAAGTTCTTTTACTATGCCATCTGCATCTGGCAAATCTTCTCCAGTAGTAGCATCTACTACTCGAAATGGGACCAGTGCTAATTGTACACCTTTAGGTAGTTCATCGTATGCTATACCTACATATTTTAATCTACCATCATCTTGCGGAATAGCAAATGGTAAGAATAATACTTCACAGGTAACTTGTTTATTAATTAAAAAATCTGCACCTAATTTACTGTCAACTAATTGAACAGCATTCATCATCTCATTGAATAGATCATCAAACTTTTTAGCTCGTCCGAGGATCTCTGGATCCTGTGTGCCTTTCTTTTGATGGTAATCTAGAAATCCTGCGGTGTATCTAGGCTCAGTGCGGCTAGTTCCCATGAAAGGTTTACCTTCGGCATTCTTACCAAAGCGTCCTCCAAATCCGTCTACTTTAACATTTAGTGGGATATTTTGTAATTTGAAATTTCCGTTACCATCATGTAGTTCATCTAATAAATCTAAAAAATCTGCGGGCTTTAGATCGTGTAAGTGGGGCATTCCTTTGCGTAGTTGAGATTTAACTTCTGCTTCGTTAATTGATTCTGCAACGGGCGCTTTAGCTTTTTGTTTTTCATTAAACTTTGCCTCGTATTCTATAGCCATTTGGACTGCTTCTTGTCTTAAATTTTTAGCATCAGGTAATTTAAGATGCTCAATCATCCAATCAATTGCGGCAAATTTTGTATCTCTATCTCTAATAGGATCTCCGGCAGTAATCATTTGTGCCTGAGGAGAAAACAATATATTAAGGAATGCTCTAGCAACTGATTCATTTTGTTCTGAGCTTAATGCGCTATTCATTAGTTGAACAGTACCTACAAAACTATTTTGTAGTTTTATATCTTTTGCAGTTCGTTTTCTTCCGTAGAAGTGTTGAAATTGCTGATCTAAATTTTGTATATAATCTCTTTGTGCAGGATCAAGTAATTGCATAACAGGTATGCCATCTTGTTCCATCGGTTGCCCAGTTTCTGGATCAATATACGGTTTGTACTTTAGACTTAACCCTCCGCCTTGACCACCTGCTACTGCAAAACTATAGTCGCTATCTGTAGTAGGCTCTGGATTAATTTTTACACCCTTCTTTAATACACGAGCAACATACTTGGTACTTTCTTGTGCATGTGTTAGGGCACGATTAATATATTTGTGGAAAACTCCCTTGATGCCTTGTTCCATATCTGCAAGATCGGAACTATGACTATACGCAAACCATTCTGTTGGTCGCGCAGGCTCTTTACCTTGTGCCGCTTGATATGGGCCAAGTTCGTAATCAACTTGTATTTTAACTGGAGGATCCTGTAACTGCCATAACGCAGATAGTGATGAATTGAATCCTACAAAAGTACCATTGCCAATTTGTTTTCCAACAACAGATTTTAGCCAAGCCGTAAGCTCATCGCCTATATCTTGGTCAACTTGTGTGTCAATGTCGCCTACTTTAGTTTTTTTCAGTTTGTTTAGAAAGTCTTGTGTGCTAACACCTTTTACATCAAAAAATGTTAAACTGCTTCCACTAAACATTTGATTAGAATCTAATATCTTTGGATCCCAGATGACACGACCATATGTAGCGGCAAACGATTCATTTTGTGCCTTTAGCAATTCTCGAATTTGGTCAACCATATAATCGCGATCGTGCAACTTTAGATCAATTTCTTCTGCTTTATGGTCGCCCGGCATACCTTGCCAGCCGGGACTTTGACTAGAAACATTGCCGCCTTCAACTACAAGTTTCTTAGGCCTAAAAAGTTCATTTAAGATCATTTCTTATGGGCCCTTACGCTGTATGCATCATCCTTAAATTCTTCAATAAATTTATCAGATAAACTTTTACAAATACCAGTTTTAGTTGAGTCATCAAATAATTCTTTAGGATCTTTCTTTAACTTATGCTTTGAATAAAATTCTTTGCATCCTTTGTTAACCATAGGCATCCACATTTTAGTAAATCGATCTTTATTAAAGGTAGGAGATGTAATTTGATCCTTCATTGAGTTTACAAACGGAAGAACGTATTCTTTATGTAATCTATCGTTGTCAAGAATAAACCAGAATAGTTCGTCGGCCATTTTTTGCTTTTCTTCTTGAGAAATGCCTATAACGCTAGGGTTTTCTTTTTCTTTTTTATTAACGGGGATATTAAAAAATTCGTATAATTTCATAGTTTTTACCAAGCTTCATAGGATAATAGCTTTTACAGCCGTGGGTCTTCTGCAAAATACCCTCTATGGAATATTTATGCAGTTTTAACCAATCAGTGATTATAGCTAATTGCTAGAACGCTAGTAGTAGGTATGTTTTGAAGTCGAATAACTCTAGATCTAACCCATACAAAATTACCTGTAAAATTGATATAATTTGTAGTTGTTGAGTTAGTGAGTTGACTATATGTGAGTGATGTGTTTGCCACATCGAACCAATCACCAGCCGTTGGCTGAGTAGCTAGGCTCGCCTGCATTGAAATGATACCGTCAAAATACGGTGCTACAGAATATGTAACAGTGTGCAGACCATCTCCAAATCCAAAATAACCGTCGCCCTTTTCTGGTTTACTATAGAATGTTGCTCCCCCGTCGGGCGATATTGCATTTCCAGGAATAGACACACTTGTAGCGGTAGTTGTTCCGGTACCTATAGCAAAAAGAAATTGTTGACTTAAATTGGACATTACGTATTTATGTTAGTTCTTGGAATAAATTCTTCGATCCGTTTGATGTTTTCGCCTAGATACAAACTAACCATGCTTAGATCGCTGTGTTTTTCAAGATATAAAAACGGATCTTGCGTATATCCTCTAACACCAGTTAACCATTTTACAGTAGTTTTAGATATATCAAATTTGTCAGTATAACGATTAGTCCACTCGTAAAACTTTTGACGGCTATCAATCTTCATTCTTTCTCGAATATAAATTCGATATCTAAATTTTCCTTTGGGTAACTCGTTGCATATTATCTTTTTTGCTGTGTTGTTTACTAAGAATTCGTATTCTTCGTCACTACCCGGTTCAGTAATACGCTGTATCCAAGGAGTTAGCTCTTTAATAACGTTGTCTGCATAAGTTTTATCTTTAATAAAGATATTAAAGTGTGCGCCTTCTACTCTTATTCGAGTATCCTCAGTATTCATAAACGGTGCAACTTTTTTAACAAACTTTTCTATGTCAGCCTTGTCAGCACCCTTCCATATCCAGTTATCTGTGCCAGATCCGGAAAGCCAACTAGTAGTTCTTAAAAGGCCTAGCCTAGCAATGTTGCTAGAACCTTTTAAGTAACACTCAATTTTATATGGCCATTTTCCGTAAAATAACTTACGTGTTTTCAGTCTCAGAATTGACATCAGATGCTTCTTTTGTAACTGGTAATATTTCGATAAATTTAAGATTTAGTTCGTCGTTGCCTACTGTAATTTCTACAACTCCGCCATTGGTTAAATTGCCAAACAGGATTTCTTTACTCAACGGCTTTTTAATCATATCGTCGATAGCACGTTGCAATGGCCTTGCGCCCATTTTAGAATCAAATCCTTTTTTAATTAGAAACTCTACAGCATCGGCGTCTGGTTTAACATGCACATTTCGATCTTTCAGTAAACCGTTAAGCTCGTCAACAAACTTCTTAACAATAAGGATCATAGTCTTATGATCTAACTTACCAAATTTGATAATGCCGTCTAAACGATTACGGAATTCTGGTGCAAAAAATTTATTAATTGCATCTTTTGGATCCCCGTCTCTTTCTAAGCTACCGAATCCTACACTATTTTTATCAGCATCGGCAGCACCTAGGTTGCTGGTCATAATAACAATCATATTACGGCCGTCTGCCTTTTTGCCATTTGATCCCGTTACAAATCCGTTGTCCATTAATTGTAGCAATACTGTAAGTACACTAGGATGTGCTTTTTCAACTTCATCTAATAGTAAAACACCGTTAGGGTTTTCTTGAATTTTTGTAATTAGTTGCCCAGCATTATCGTCAAATCCAATGTATCCGGGAGGTGCGCCAATAAATTTTGCAACACTATGTTGTTCTTGATATTCACTCATATCAAATCGAATTAATTGAACACCCATATTAGCGGCAAGTTGTTTAGCAACTTCTGTTTTGCCTACGCCAGTTGGGCCAACAAATAAGAAGTTACCAATAGGGCGAGATAAACTCTTCAATCCTGCTTGTGCAATAAAAATCTTATCTAACAATAGTTCAATGGCTTTTTCTTGACCATACACTTTAGATCTTAAGTTTTTATCGAGGTCTTTTAGATTTTTACTTTCTTTTGAAGCAATTTGATCTAATGGCAGTCCTGAAATTTTACTAACTTCAAATACAATTTCGTCGTGATCAACTACACCATTCTCTTCGTCTCTAATCTTAAAACGAGCACACGCACAATCAATTAGATCAAGAGCTTTATCGGGTAATTTTTTATCGCTCATATACTTAACTGAATACTTGACTGCGTCTACAACTGCTTGTTTAGTAATCTTGCAACTATGATGCTTTTCGTAATATTTTTTAACGCCCATTAAGATCTTAATAGCGGTTGCTTCATCTGGCTCATTAATAACAACACGTTGGAATCGACGCATCAATGCACGATCTTTTTCAAAATATTTACGGAACTCTTCCCATGTAGTAGATGCAATAACTTTAATAGTACCTTTGCCCAATGCCGGTTTCAGCATGTTAGACATATCATTACTACCCCCGCCCACTGCACCGGCACCACTCATCATATGTGCTTCGTCAATAAACAAAATGCAGTTTTTCTTTTTCTCAAGTGCGTTAATTACTAGTTTAAGCCGCTCTTCAAAATCACCTCGGTATTTAGATCCTGCAAGCATTCCGCTAATGTCTAAACTATACACAATATGATCTTTGATAAATTTAGGAACAGTACCGTCTTCGATACGACGAGCAATGCCTTCTGCAATAGCAGTCTTACCTACACCGGGATCACCGATTAGCATAACATTGGCTTTGGTTCTACGGGCTAACACTAATGTAATTTCTTCAATTTCTTTCTCTCTGCCAATGACAGGATCGACCTTTTTTGCTTTTACTTTTGCGGTAATATTTGTGCAATATTGAATGATTAGTTTTTCTAAATGACGTTGATTGGCTTCTTCAACTTCGTTCTCGTCAATTACAGATCCGTCGTTATTCAGGAAGTCAATAAACTTATCTTTTTCAATTTTTGCTTTCTTCATAAAGTAAAGTGCGTGACTTTTCTTTTCACTGAATATGCTTAAAAAGCAATCAAGTGGCTCAATCTTATTTCGGCCGCTAAACAATACCTGAGTAAATGCTCTGTTTAACATTCTCTCCATGGCATGTGTTTTTTTAGGTTTTTCATCAGCGGTATCGCTAACAATTTCAGCTAAGGATGTTTTGATAAAAGCACTAACTTCTTTTTTTAGATCTTTTACATCTGCTCCGTAATTTGTTAGTAACTCTGCAAATTTTTCATCGTCTAATAGACTGCATAAAAAATGTTCGATAGTTAAAAATTCGTGCTTGTAGCCACCTGCTAATAAGACAGCTCGTTCAAAGATTTCCGCTAAACTTTTATCTGGTTCCAACATTAAAATTTTCCTTTTTGTTTTTTTGCTTTTTTAACAGCCATATTCCATTTAAGAGAACTAACTCTATCCTTGAATACAACACCATTAAGATGATCTAGTTCGTGAAGGAAACATTTAGCGGTAATGCCTTCAACTTCGGCCTTAAGCATTTCTCCACTGCTATTTTGCCACATAACTCTTATTTTATTTGGTCGTTTAACTTTTGTATAGATTCCGGGAAAGCTAAGGCATCCTTCGTCGTCAGTTACTAGATCGTCTGCTTCGACTACAATTGGATTAAAGAACCCGCTTGCATTTTCTGAATTTCCCATCACAAACATTCTTGTTCTTATACCTACTTGGTTAGCAGATAATCCCATGCCCCTATGTGTTAGCATAGTCCTTATCATATCTGCTTCTAATTGTTTAGCGTCATATATTGGGTTTTCAAAATCAAAGTCTGGCATTACCTCGCTTAATATGGCTTCTGGATATCTAAGAATAAGTAGCGGCATCTGCTCATTACTCTCAGTTTGTACGGTTTTGTTAATTAATTCAGTAGTACTTTCAGGTGTAGCCTGAATTCCTGTTGACGAAATTAGTGTGTTCATAATGTGTTAAATTTTGATAGTAATTCTTTTTGTGCGTCTGATAATGCACCCGGTATAGTAATTCTAACAGGCATTAACAGTCTTCCTCTAAACCTAGCATCGTTCATGTTAGGCATTCCATAACCCGATGCGTTCAAAGTTTGTCCGTGTTGTATACCAGGTGAAATTGCTACTTCTAACGTTTTACCGTCAATTGTAGTAACGTTTACTTTCGATCCTAGCATTGCATCGATACAACTTACTTCTATTTCTTTTATTAAGTCATCGCCTTGACGCACAAATGCATGATGTGAAGAAATATGTACAGTAAGATGTATGTCACCTCTTGGAAGATGGGGGATTGAATCGTCACCTAAACCGGATACTCGAAGAACTGTTCCGTCATTAATACCGGGAGGTATTTTAATGTTGACCATTTGTGCCCTACCAGTCGGTAGTGTAACGTTAAAAACAATTTCTTTTCCGTAGAACGCTTCATCTAAACTAATTTCAGTTTGAAGATTGATTGTTCTATTTCTTTGAGGTTGTTGCTGTCTTGAAAATGGATCGAATGGATTGCCGCCACCAAAGAAATGAGTAAAAATATCATTTACATTTCCAGGATGACCGCCTTGGAAAAAGAATTCTTCTCGTTGTGGATTATCGTATTGTTGTCGTTTTTCAGGATCCGAAAGAGTGCTATAAGCCCCTTGGACTTCTTTGAATTTTTCTGCATTACCCCCACGATCTGGATGATGCTCGGCCGCCAGTTTTCTGTAGGCCTTTTTTATGTCTTCTTGCGATGCATTTCGTGCAACGCCTAATGTTTGGTAAAAATCTGTGCTCATAAGTTGAAAAAGGTATAGTACTTATTATAATACTATACCCCTCTACAGAAGTCAAGACTTTATTTCTTCTTTTTATCTTCTGGAACAGCAGTTCCTTCTAATTTTTTATGAACTTTAATAGTCTTGCACTCTTGAACAGCCTTGCCATTCTTCATTACAGGCTTGCCGGCCTTATCCATTTTATCTTTACATACTTCTTTGGTTTCACCGCCTGCATACGCTGGGTTATTCCAAGATAAGAATGAAAGACTTGCGACTACACATAAACCCCAAAATAGATTTTTCATTTTATTTTCCTTTATAAAAGTGGTTGCGGTGGTTCAACAGGCGCTGGCTTGCCGCCAAATCCTGTAGTTACTCCTGCGGTCGGAGTCGCTGTCGCTCCAAATCCTGTACTGCTACCAAAGCCGCTTGGTGTTGTTGTTGGAGTTGTTCCCCAACTTGGCGCTGGTGTAAAACTTGTGCCTTGGGATCCGAATCCGCCTGCCGAAGGTGTGCTAGTTGTTGTAATCCCGGGCGTAAATCCTGCTGTTGGTGTTTGTGCTCCGCCATTGTTTGCTCCGTTTAATTTTTCTTGTGTACGACCAAATGCCGCAATACCAAGGACTGCACCCATTGCAATGTGGAATAAGCCAGCACCTTGTAATGTTAGAGGATTCCATTGTGTAATAGGAGTATGTGTTACAGTTTGTAGTAAACTCCATAATACTGGAAATACAATCATATCAAACATACATACTACCATGTACATCCACCCCATCATTGGACGCCACTTACTGTTCATCCAATCTTCTTTCTTTGTTTCGCTTGCGCTTTTTACTTCTGTTGTCATTTTCGCTCCTAGTGTTTAGTGTTTATTTTAGAACCAAAGGAATAAGCCGTTTAGGCTTAACGCTATTCCGATGCCAGCTACTACAAAACTGCCCCAGAACATGCCCATACTAACTGCAAGAATACTTGCTGATAGAACGACGATTGCTAACTGATAGGCTGTACTTGCATATCCAATCCATGGACTAGATTTTTTAGCTTCTTCACGGGCGGCCTCCATTTCTCTTGCCTTAACAGCAATTTCTTTCTTGTCAGCGTCCATGCGTTCTTTCTCTGCCATAAACTCTGCTTTAATTTTTGGATCAGCAGTTGTCTTGGCCGCAATCTCGTAGCTAACACCACGCCCTGCTTTGGCCTGATACTGTGCCCAAGTATTGTTAGCACCCAGGGTATTGTTTAATACTGTGCTGGATAACTTACCACCATACCATGCGTTGACGGCTAGCAACAAAGCAAAGATGGAAATAACCATACCTGCTTTGTCTTTTAGTTTTGCTTCACGTTCGCTACGTGAGCCAACTGGTGGCTTAGGTGCGTCCGGATCT